TAGATCACCTTAATCAAATCTAATGGTTGAACCTTTCAACCAGCCGCTACAAACAGCACCGCTAATTTTCTGGCCATCTTTGTTTTTGGCCGTAAACTTTGTGGCAAAGGTGTCATCTTTACTACAATTAAAGAAGGCGTGGCCATGTGTTTGGATATCTGTAAATCCATTTGCTTTTAGGGCTTTGATTGCATCATTAGAAGAAGAGCAACCACTTAACAATAAAGTTATAAGTAATAGTTTCTTCATAGCTCAGCTCCAGATTCAACAACTAGTGGTAATTCCATCCACCGATCAGGTTGTGGGTCATCTCCACCACAACAGCCGCAGCCGTGATATTCCAAAATGAGTGGATTAAAATTTTTATCCTTCGGATCCCATTCACCTTGAAAAACCCCTTCAGAATTCTGAAGTAAGATATTTCTATCTTTAGGTGCCGTTTCGATAGGTTGCCATGTGGTTAATTTTGCTTTAGCCATCCAGGTTTCTTGCATTAATTCAACGTCGTTATAACCAAGAGCACAGCCAGCTTCTCGAACCATATTTGTAATAACGCCCATGCAATTCCAATCTATTTTCATGATGCCCTTGGTTTTGAGGAAGGCAACAAATAATTCTCTTTCAACTTTTTCATTAACCATTTTGTACATCCTCTTTTTTTAACTGACATGCTTTGGTTTTAACCTTGGCCATAATCAAACAAGTTTCATTCGTTATAGGATTAGCCAACTTATGAAAGCTTTGTGAATATCGAACCATTTCTGCTTTGCTCATTAAGATTAGATTTTCAATTCGACAATCAGTTTTATCCTGATTCTTAAATGCAATCACATGTTTATCAGGAACAGGGCCATTATGTTTTTCCCATAAATGTCTGTGTTTTAGGACAAAAACATTAGGTTCTGCAATTTTGATATGAACATAGCCATCCTTTTTGTCAATTCGTTCGTACCCAATAGGCTTTCTATTCCAAACGTCTTGACCCTTCTTGAAACTTGTTCGATTTGCACCAGTTAAACCTTTCGTACCCTTGTTAGGGGGAACACTTCCTTTTTCAAAACAACCAGTGCGACCGGTTCTCCATTTGTTGCGTTTACATAAACTACTAATGCATTGAACTGACAGTTGCGTATTAAACTTTTCATTGAAAAGCTCGGTTAATTCTTTACGCTCAAGGGTGCAGTTAGACTTTACAAAGTCCAACTGCTCAGGCGTGTATTTAATAGCATGTCCTTTAGCCATGGCTAATTGTCCGTTGAGTTGCTTGGAAAGCTTCAGGAAGATTTTCAGCACCTTCTTTCATGCCTCGATACTCAGCAACGAGCTTAGTAGCCTGAAGTTGTAAATTAGCGTTCTCAATAACTGACTTACATATTTCGTTTACAGCACCGGCACGAGAAACTTCTTCTTTAAGAGCATCACCTTTAAGTTCGTTATTACTTAAACGATCCAATTGAGCAAAAAGGTGTTTATTTAATTCTGATAAATTTGACATTTGTTCTCTCCAGGAAGAAACACCGAGTTAAGCCTTCAGGTGTTCTTCAAATTCTTGACCAAGTGAATTAGCCAACTCATTACCTGTTAATTCACGAGTAACCATTCCGTACTGCTTTTTAGATCTAAAATTAAAGCCGCGACCGTCTTGCATATCTTTGACCTGGTAGCCCAAGAGGGCTAACCAAATTTTGAATGCAAGGAGGTTTTTGCGTTTAACAACCGTTCGCATTACCGTCTCCAGCTGCCTTCTTTAAGCAAAACGTTAAAGAGGCATTGTTCGATTTCTGAAGCATTCACATTGTCAAAGTGGTGATTTATGAAATTGCCGATGACAATCAAGGTTCTGTTTAATGATGAGTATCTGAATTTCATGGCAGATCCTCATCGATCAAATATTCGTTTTTAGCTTGATCAAGTTCTTTCTTTCGAGTTGTTATGGCTTGCATCATTTTCGGGATGGCAATCGGTTCTAAAGCAGAAGCATCGATTTCGAGTGCATCAAGTGTTGTAAGATCAGGGGCAGTTTGGATTTTTAGCCAGCAATGAAGGTTCGCTTGCCTGTTTTTCCTTTTTTAGCTCCTCGAGGCGTTTATGTATGTATTGCAGTAATGGAGCACGTTGTTCAGCTGACCATTGAGTTGTGTACTTAGTGACAGCGTTTACTTCATTAACTGTCTTTGATTCATCTACACGTTTTTTTTAGCTCAGCAAGTTTTTTTTGATATTTACCTTCTTCCTCTTCAATAAACTTTTTGCCATCGTTTTGAGTTGGTTCTGCTAACTTCGTGGAAAAAACATTATCAAAAGATCCAGCTTTAATAGTTAAACGATTGCTTAGTTCAGTATTTTCTTGCTCAGTTAAGGCGCCGTTTGAATTTATACGTCGACGAATAAAGTCTAAATCCTCTCTATTTTTTGCGTTAGAAATCTCACCGATGAAGGCTTCACATAAAACGGATAATTCAGGGGTTTGAGCTTGATCTTCAGCTGACTCGAATAATTCATGTTTTTCACTTTCAGCTTCAGCTCTAATTAATGATAGCTCTGCTAATTTTGCATCTTTAGCATCCTCAATAGCTTTTAATTGTTCTGGTGTGAAGCTGTGTTTCTCTAGGTCATAGCAAAGCGAATTAATTTCTGGTTCGGTTTTGCTCTGGTTAATACCATCAAGCACAATGTCTTTTTCGACTTCTAGTAATTTAGGATCTGCCAGAACATATTTTGTTTTCTTTTTAACTTTGGCCTTTGCTGGCTTTGTTCCTGCTGAAACTTCTTCATCATCACTAACAAAAATAGGATCGCAAGTCGTAAGAGTAATTTCTTGATTGATTCCAACAAATGCTTGAAAGCCTTTTAAAAATAACTGGGCATTTTCAAAATCTCTCTGAACTACACCATTATTTACAAGAGTAACTAGGTAAGTATTTTTAGAACTGAAATCGCCAGCAATGATTGTTGATTTAGAAAAATCAACCCAAAAGACTTTTTGCTCATCAACTAATTCATCCAAAGTACAAGGCTTTGTAAAGGTGAAACCGGCAAGCTCGATTTTTTCAATATCAATGCAAAACTGATAATCGGAATTTCCAAATACGGTTGCAGGGAACTGATCTAGTTCTAAAAAATCACCTTCCATGTAACGACATAAAAGATTTTTGCCATTTTGCAAAGCTGCAAAAGCTTCTTGATTATTTAAAATATTCATCGTTTTATCCTTTTGTTAATGCTTTGCGAAGGTAAGGGTCTAAGTCATCTTGTTTTAATAACCAGACGACGTAATCGGCTGGCAAGTCTTTAAGGTCAGTACCTTTATATTTGCCAAAAGTTATTTTGGTTGGAATGCGTGCTTGTTCAGAAAACAGGTAAAGAGATTGCATATCTTTAACGCCGAGGGCTTTACAGATCTGTTTAAGCAGGGCAGCTGTAAGCAAAATGTCTTGTTTTGCGTTATGTGCATTTCGAATTGATTCACGTGCTTTCAATGAACCCTTTGACAGCATGTAAATAAGAGCCGAAAGATTATGTGCTGTATCTGGCCAAACCATGCGAGCCAAAGCTAATGTACAAATCGATTTAACATTTACTGATTTATCAGCAAGCTTGATTGCTTGAATGTCGTAATCGATATTATGGCCAATGATGTATTGAATACCTGCAGGTAGGCGAAAGGTTTCATAACTTGGCTTATCAGCAATGTCTGACTCGAGTATGTGGTGCACGGCCATAGCACCATAATTAATAGGTTCGGGACATGAGAAGTACTCATTAAAGCAAGCTTCTTTATCCACAACCAATTCACCATTTTCGAGAAAGCTAACTGGTACATGAGCAATCTCAATTGGAAATCCATCAAGATCATGGGTTTCTGTATCTAAAATAATTGCACTCATGCTTTAATTTCCTGTTTCGCCAGTTTGTCAATGTGTTGTTTTGCTTCTTCAAATTGAGCGATACCGATTTGTGCCAAACCATCGATACCAAGGTGTTCGCATACTTGCGTAATATCTAGAGCACGCTCACTGATGAAAGCCCGTAGCTCAACTAACTGCTTATCTGTGATAGGCACGTGACTAATTTGATGCTGTACTTGTTGAGTGTTAGATGATTGAGCCGTTGCTTGTTGCTGCTGGTTTAAGCTTTGCAAATACTGCATGATCTCGTCATACTTTTTGTTGCAAGCAGCAAAAAGAATCTCATCAAATTCAGGAAGTTGATTACGAACACCGTTAAAGAAATACTCTGCTTGAATTAAAGGAGTACTAAGCGGTAGTTCTTCAATTTGTTTAATTGCCTTGTCACAGTCAGCTTGTGTAGGAACGTAATTGCTCCGCTGGTTGTGGTAGTTCTGATTATTTTTAGACTGATTTTCTCGCTTAATATTCTCATTAGTATGCGTATCAAGGTCATTTTGCGAGTCATCAATCATCAACAAATTGCCAAGAGCGTATTTTTTGGCATAGCTTTGATATGAAGCATTTTGTTGAGTCTTTGAAACTTTTTTATTGCTACTTAGGTCACGATCAAAATCATGTTTAGCTTCACCAGGAACATCACAGCGAATATATTTCTGGTCTTTGAAAACCATGTATGCATAAATTTCAAAGCCATCAACAGTATCGAATTTTCTTGTAATAACAGTACATTTGTACTTAACAAGAAGTGGCTTTAATGCTTCTTGAATATCTTCAGCAGAACGATATTTATAGCCGCCACCAAACTCATTTGTATGAGATTTTGGAGCCTTAAGCTCATTAATAACTTTAATAAAAGTTGGGTGATGAAAAACTTGTTCAAGACCAGGTAAGTCGAGAGGATTTACAGCTGTAGCATTACCTAGTACATCGGAATTAATTGCAGCATTCATTGTGAGTACCTCAGTTATCCGTTATTGCGGGCATTTTTATATGCAATTTTTTGGTTTGCGCTATATGGTGTGCGCTTAAAGCAATCTTTTGAAAACAATGCTTCACGTTCTTTTTGCGTTGTTCTTTAACTTCTTTCTCAAGGTTGCGCAGGATCCACGGTCTGATTTTAAGAAGGGCTTCGCTAACAGGGTTGCTGCCGTTTTCACTCTCAATGCGAATGTCAGTAAGCTTTATGTTGGTAGAGAAAACTTGTGGACCTAAACGAACGTGATATCGGCCATTTTCATCGCAAGTGATAAATTCGCGGAAAGGGGTTGTGTAGCGTTTTTTATTCATGATCACGCTCCAACCATTTTGTTTTGTTGAACGTGAGCCTTGATTACAGAAATAATATTTCGAATATCATCTGAATTTGTGAAGTCGTTATAGTTGTTTCCGTTAGCGTCAAACACCTGGTCAACAGCTAAATTTGTGATTTCAATTCCTGTGAATTCACCACCTGGTGCACCATTTGAATCAACGAATTTATCAAAATCAAAGCTGGTGTATACCCGAAAACCATCTAGATTTATGACAGCTTCACCAGTATTTTCAGAAGTGATTTTTACAGCGAGTAAACCATATACGCTTTTCGTTTTAGCGGAAGTCAGAGCAGGTGCTGTAGCGGGTGGCTTAGTTACAAGATCATAAGCACCAGCTAAAAAAAGCGAGAGTAGCAACAGAAAATACGCAACTAACAAGCATTGACTTGCCAAAAGTAAAGCCGCGATTGTGATTTAAGACATTTTGTTCCATAATGAACCTCATTGTTAAGTAAGAAGCCCCGTCCATCCGCCAAGATCTCGGGGCTTTTTGCTGTCTGTGAGGTAAATATTAGGTAAACCTAATTATTAAGTCAATAGGTATTCCTAATAATATTAGATAAACCTAATTTTTGTTTTGATATGCAAAATAAAACCCACCATTGAGGTGGGTTGTTTCGATCTCTAAATAACAGACTAGATGGGATTTAGTTTGCTTTAGGATGTTCTTGTCTGTGTTGACTTGGTGGAACAATGTCTGTAATTGCTGTAATGCTTTCTACTTCATCCATATTAAATGTTAAACGTTCTCCGCCATTTACTGCGATGAGGCTTAAGACATCATTTTGAATACCTATAAATTCTTTGATTGTACATCGACCATCCTTTAAGCAAACTTGCACAAATTCCATAGGTACTGGTTCGGCATCGGGATCACATACTACATACCAGCCATTACGAATAGCAGGGAACATTGAGTCACCTGTGCCTTTAACGGCATAAGCTTTTGAGCCTGCTGTATGAGTTGGTATGTATCCATCACCTCCATTTCCTTCAAAGCCCATATCAACGTAGTAGCCATCCATGCCCATCTTTGAATAGGCTTTTACAGGAACCCATCGTTTAGAAGACGGTGTAAACGGTTTTTCGACAAGATTCGAAAATAAAACTGCCTCATCACAATCGCTAATATTGTATTTCTTCTTAAATGCTTCTATGTCAAGTTGATTAAATTTAGCTGTAGTGTCTGGTTGGATTTCACCAGTACCAGAGGCCAACCATGTAGGGTTTACTTTCAGGAACTTTGCAGCCCTCACCAGGTTTTCGCCTTCCATTGTTTTTGATTTTCCAGATAGCCAGTCACTTACTGAAGGTGGCTTAACACCAACAGCGCGAGCTAATTCAACACCCTTTATTTTCTTAGGCGGCAAGACTTCCATAGCGTGTCTAAGGCGTTCAGCAAGAGTATTCATATAACCATCCTTACAATGTTAGGAAATCCTAACATAAATAAAATTAGGTATTCCTATTGATTTAATGTAAGGAATGCCTAATAATTTGATTGAAATTAGGAGCCCGTTATGACTGACGAACAACTTATAAAGGTTTTAGGCGGCGTAACTGCTGTTGCGAAACTTCTTGGCATTACACCTCCATCTGTAAGTGGGTGGAAGGCCATTCCGCTAGATAAAAAAAATCCGACTTGCCGTAATTGCAGAAGATTGTGGTTTGGCCACAAGAAAAGAAATTTTCCCAGATAGTTATCAAGAAATCTGGATAGAACTGAGACCACAAATATATGTGGGTAAGAATTTAGGAACATTAATCGCTTAAGAGCTACACGCTTGAGCAGAGCGTCAATAGAACAAGGTGAAATCATGCAAAACATAAATTTAGAAGGTATGCAAATTAGCAAAAAACTATTAGCTCCAATGTCGACTAGAGTGCCTATAGAAGTACAAGAACTTGTTGACGAGTTGGCAGATGGTGCTAGAGCAAAGTGGATAAGAGAAGCCATTGAATTAAAGCTCGAGGTTGACTTGGGTCAATCTTCAATTGAAGAGCTTAAAAAATCAAAGAATACAATGAATTCAAATGAATACACGAATTTTTTTAAGAGTATTTTTTCTTTATTCCAAATAAGTAAAAAGCCCGATGTGCGAGATCGAGCTTTTAGTGTTCATTAACCAAGGAGATTAAATCACATGTCTAATTTACCAAATCAATCGGCTAAAAACAAATTATTAGAGCAGAAGAGACAGCAAAGCTATCAATCTTGGCATGAACCAGCTTTAAAAACTCTTGCCGATTTGTTGAAAGAACGCAAAGAAAACTTAAAGAAACGTAACCATGATGAAAATCAAGCAGCGGTTACTCGTGATGAGTTAATGCAAGCATTAGTTGATGAACATGGAGTGCATGGAATTAATCTACATCATGCTGGAGTAATTATCTCAAGTTTATATCGGTCAAAACTAATTCGTTATTTGGGCAGCTTTATTCAAATCATGGATAAAGGGGAATCTGAATGAAAGAGCGGCCTATTATTTTTAACACTCCAATGGTTAAAGCCATTATTGACGGTCGAAAGACACAAACCCGTCGTCTAGTTAAGCCCCAACCAAAGTTTTTTAAGGGCAAGGCTGGTGGACATTGGTGGCGCTGCACTCATGTGCAGTCAATGGTTCGAGTTGAGGAAGAGCTTCAGAATCTAGGTGAATACTACAAAGGTTTCATTGATGAGGTAAATCCTTTTGGCAAAAAAGGCGATCGTCTGTGGGTTCGAGAAACGTTTTGTATTGGTACGATTGAAGAAGAAGACCACTATCAAGGCTCTCCAAAGCCTCTATACGTTCATCAAGATGGGGGTCCTAAGCAATATCCAATTTATAAAGAGTATTGCTTAAGAGACAACATCTCAATTGATGACGTGTTATGGAAGCCTTCCATTCACATGCCTCGATCAGCATCAAGAATTTTGCTTGAAATTACTAAAATTCGTATCGAAAGGCTAAATCAAATATCTAGCCAGGATGCAGTGCAAGAGGGGCTTCTTAAATTACCAGCTTCAGGTCGGTATGTTGTAAACCGAGGTGATCAATATTTCGGTGCTGCAAGCAATAATCCGTGCGAAGTATTTAAGTGGTTATGGGAAAGCATTTACGGATCCAGCTCATGGGAATTAAACCCCTGGGTATGGGTTGTTGAGTTTAATGTTGTCCAGGGCAGTGATAATGAGTAAATATGTCCCTAATTCTTTCCAGGTGGCAAACGCTTTTCGTTGACGAGGCAATGAGTAAAATCTCAGATGCCTCAGTTAAGATCTATTTAATTATTAACCGTAAAACACGTGGCTGGGCAAAAGAGTGTGATGCGCTTTCAATTACACAATTAGAGGAGTTGTCTGGGAAAAGTCATCCTACCGTTGTTAGGTGTACAAAAGAGCTTGTCAAAGTTGGCCTGGTAAAAAAGCATGCACAATCTGTATACGGGAATGTTTACTCATTAATAGATAATTATTTTATTGGTGAGTACATTAATTTCCCAAATAAAAGCTCAGTACTTGTTCAATCTTTTAGTTTATTTAATGGTCAGCTAGTTAAAAATTTTAACTACCAAAAACCAGCTCTTAAAAAAATCAACTAAGGGTAAAAAGAGTAAAAATCTCTGTTTAAATTTCCCTCAAAAATCACGTTTGCTAGTTAAAAATTTTAACTACTTCGAAAACACCAGCCAGTTAAAAATTTTAACTACTGCTAGTAAAAATTTTTTACCCCTACTAGTTAAAATTTTTAACACACAAAACACACTATCAAAACCAACTTATCAAAATAAAAAAAAATACCTGGTTTGTTTTAGAAAATTTGAAATATGAAATTTGTTCAATCAATCCGTCAATTAGTCCTGACGAGATTTTTAAAGCTTCTTGGTTTGAAAGAGAGCTAAAAGCATTTGAAGGTTTCAATGAAGGGCGTAATCATTCTGACCACCAAATGTCTGGATTCTTTGCTGAGTGGATGCTTAAAGCACGTGCTAAATACGCAAAGATGAAAACACCAACACCTCGCTTAACAAATTACCCGACTGGTCAACAAGCTCAACTTGCTAACCAGATTCCTGAAGTAATTACTTTTGCATCTGAAAAACAACTTTTTGCATTTGCTCGCCGTTTAGCTCTTCTCCCAAATCTGTCAGCGCAATACAGCCAGCCTGGTGAATCTTGGCAAGACGTGGGCAAGCGTATTGCGAACTTACTTAAAGATCCTGAACAACAAAAACCGTTCATTCCATATCTGCTCGAGATGGGTTTTAAAAACTCAACTAAGGAGACAGCTGCATGATTACCTTCAATTCAACAACCAGTATTCAAAAACTTAAAGAGATGCTTCAGGAATTTGATTCTTGTATGTACATCGAACGCGACTATTTTTTGATAAACATTACCCCCTGGTTAAAAGCGAAGAAGACATTAAGCAAATGCGTATCACGGTTAAAGCCTTTGAATTAAAAAAGGGCAGCCGCGTGAAGGTGGACTTCAGTCATGAGCCAGACAAAGGATTAAACAAAATTCGTTTTATGGGGAATGGTACCGTCGATCTTTTGAGGATAGCCGGGTGTTTGGCCGTTTAGATGATGGGAGGCCATTTTGCTGTTTAGCCTCTGATATTGAAATTTTGGATTTTGAAGATTCGCAAAGTAAAACATCAGATAACGTTGTTGGCCATGATGAATCAAAGGCACTCAATAAAACTTTTTTTCTTTCTTTGTTTGTTGTTGGGATGTGCAGTAGTTAAGGGGTGTGGCCAATGAGCAAATTAACACATCGGCAGCTTTGTGAAATTGGAGCAAGGTTTTTAAAGCGTCCAGAATCAGCAAATGGCCATGGCTGTCATTTCACAATTATTGAGCCTTCTTGCTATGGGGAAAATCCAGATGTGTTTGGCGTACGTCATGGTATTCATTCACACGGTATTGGAACATTTCTACTCGAGGCAAAAACAAGCCGGGCAGATTTTATAGCCGACCGCTCTAAACCACATCGTTTAAATCCTGAGTTGGGAATGGGTAAATATCGTTATTACATTTGCCCGACTGGTTTGATTAAAACTGAAGAACTGCCTGAAAAATGGGGCCTGATTTACGTAAGTGAAAAAGGGATTTGCAAGGTAATAGCGGGAGTTTTATCGGCACCAAAAATTAAATACTACTGCAAATGGTCTAAAAAAAAATAAAAGTCATTTCGATCACGGAAAAGTTGAGGAGAATTTTAAAGCCTTAGCTTTTGAAAAGAGAAATGCACAAAACGAATTGAATTTATTAACCATGGCTTTAGCACGTTTACAGGATCCAGAACAAATTCTTTATATGCAACGAAACTATACGCGTTTAGAGCAAAAGAACTTTGAGCAGGAAAACCAAATTAGAAATTTACAAAGAGAATTGAAATCAAACAACTTCATTAGAGCCGTAGGTGAAGTGGGTGATAAAGGAGCTGGCCAATGAACGCTATTCATGAAGATTTAGATTTAGAAAAAGCGATTGTGTTTAGTAAAAAATTGCGAGGCAAATACAACCGCAGTGGGCTATCTAACACCGATTACAACGAGTTACTTCGATTAGAGAAGACTGTTAATCAAACCAAGCCTGAAGAAATATTAAAACACCGCCTAGACGGCGCAACACATTGGCAAGCTGGAGTTTATTACCGAGTCAGTAAACATGGTGTTTGGGCAAAATGGGATAGAAGTGGTTGGATCACTTGTTTTAAATGGCCTGATGGAATTATGACGCCTTTATCAAACCTGGAAAAAGTCCTTAAGGGTGAAGAATCAAAATGACCTCAATGAGTTTAGCTGATTACCGGTGTCAATTTCCAAATGGTCATAAAGCTAAAAAGGGCCGCAACAAATTTAATGCATCCAAAATTAAGTTAGACGGAATGACTTTTGATAGCACCAAGGAATACAACCGCTATATCGAACTTAAAGCATTGCAGCAGAGGGGAGAGATATTTGGTCTTGAGCATCATAAAAAATTTGAATTGGCTCCAAGCGTAAAAATTGAAGGGGAGAAACGAACAAAGCCTGCACTTAGATATTTTGCCGATTTCACTTACTACCTCATCAATGGGGAATACATTGTTGAGGATGTTAAGTCCGTTGCAACACGTAAATTGCCGAGTTACCGAAACAAAAAGCATTTGATGAAAACAGTTCACAACATTGATGTAAGAGAGGTTTAAAACCAATGAATATTAATATTGAAGTAAAGCACGGTGGTTTTTCACTTCTCGATTTAGCACAAAAAACAATGGATGGCTTTAAAGAGGATGTTGTAGGGACTGGCATTAAAAAGGTGGTAACAATCCAGCAGCGATGATGATGCAAGGAATGCCTTCACACATTACCGCTTTAATGTGGGCTTTAGTAAGAAGTACTGAAATAGGAGACCGGCATTTTGCCTTATTACAAAACTTCCTGGTGAGTGAGGTCCGTTTAGTTATTCAAAAGAAAAATATTAAATTCACAAAAACTAAGCCTAAAGATGTTGCCAAAGGTGTATGTCGATCTGCAATTACACAATTTTTATTTAAACGTCGTACTTGTCCAAAATGCAAAGGGTTAAGATTAGAAAAAGCTGGGGATGTATATAAGCCCTGTTCAGTTTGTCGGTTTGGTTTAGAAGGTTATTCGCAAACTGAAAAGCATAAATTATCCAAATTAGAGGTAGCACGTCAGGTTTATTTACGTTCTTATTTACCTTTAGAAGTTGATGCAACCCTTATACTTATGGATTGGTATATGGAGTTAGATATGCATTTAAGAAAATATTTTTCATATGAAGTAGAAGAGTACGACCTTTGAGCTTGCTTCGGGTGCAAATTTAGGGTACATTTTTCCCATACTGGTAAAGTGTATCTATTGCATACCAGAGAAAATTTTAAAAGCTCGCCAAAAGGTGGGCTTTTTGTTTCTAAAGGATTATGAAACTTGAAGATTACGCACTATAATTTCCTAAATAAAATTAAATAGGAATAAGAAATGGGTAGCGTGCCTAAATTCTATCAAGTTGGGACAAGTCATTATAATCTTGATCAAATTGTCAAAATAGAATCAAGTATTGACCTCAGTTCAGTTCAGGTTAATTTCTCAGATGGATCAGAAGTTGAATTTAAGTTCGATAGTGAGGATGAATACAATCAATTTATCCATTTAATAAGAAGCATAAATTTCTCTTCAGATTTAAATTTTTAATTTGCCGAGAATATTACGGCACAAAAGGGCCCCGCTAAATATCGATTATTGGCGGGGCTTTTTACTTTATGTGTTAAGCTGCCATTCATAATTTTATGGATTAGCTCAATGTATATTTGTATTGGCGGTGAACTTGATGGGCAAGTGATCGAAACAGAAGGCAGATTACTAAAAGCTTCTGATATCGACCCAACCTTCACTACTGAGTACTACAAACAGATTTTTAACCGAGACAACATCAATTTTCAATTTTGGTTGCCTGTAGGATCGGACTTGCATGACATGTCAGAAAAAGTACTAACTATCCTTAGAGCATCTAAAAACTAGTTTTAATCTTAATTGAATTTTATTGGATTAATTTAATGAAAAGTCAAAATGATACAATTAATAATATAGAGCAATTAGAAGTCGAGGATGAGCAAAAGCAAGAAAACTCGGTGCTTAATTCTGTGAATCCTGATCCAGTTGAAGTAACGGACTTAGTTGTAGAAATCGGGAAAGATATAGTTGATTTTGCATCATCTGTTTTTGATAACATCGATATCAATTTTTAACTTAAGAGCTCACTAATAGCTGGTTTTTATGTGTTATAAAAAGATTTCCCATAATAAGGAGATCGAAGTGGAACTTACGCAAATTAAGGTAACAATAGATCGAGAATATGATCTCTTTGTAAATTCACAGGAATTTAAGACGTGTCAGAACGATAAAGAAAAGCAAGCTAGATTTTTAGGCCGTGCATTAACAACATTGAAATATCCTTATACGAACATCATTACTTTAGGCGGTGGTCGATATAAAATTTCAGGACATCATGATTTAAATGTAGATATTGATCTATTCCAGGCTCCGTCTTTTACAGCAAAGCAAGCCTTTAATACTTGGTTGACTAAAATCCTATTTCAAGAAATATTTTCTTAAAATATATTGTAAATACATATTTTAATTTGTATTATCAAAATCAAATACTGCGCTGAAAGTTTTTGTTTTTGTGACCCGTTTCTTCTTAGAAGCGGGTTTTTTAATTTTCAAACTATATTTTAAATTATTTTCGAGATATACATTTGCATAATTATTTGTAATTAAACATAATTCTTGATGAATACAGGTAATTTTACAAAATTTATTCTATATAATTACTTTTAAATATACTCATTATATGTAATTAGCTTTTTGAAGAGGTTACAAGTTGACAGTTTTTTATACAGTTGATCGATCTTATCGGGTTTGTGAAGGTGATAAGTTTGAACTAAAAAATGATTTTTCTGAAATTCTAATCTCTACTATTAAAGACATCCTAAGCAGAGAAGAAGTCATTAATTTAATAGAGCAAGAGTTCCCGATGGGTCTATCAAATCATGGAGTATATTATCTTTTAAATAATCCAATTCTTATAAATCAAATTGAAGATAATAATTATGTCCCTATTTCTCCAATGATTGAAGCAATTTTTGAACAAATTCGCCGAGTAAGTTATTCTCACTTGCCTTCAAGAATGGTTTCGATGTTTGCATGGCAAGAGATAAATGAAGCTGTTACTTTTGCAAATTCATTGCATACAGGTCAATATAAAATTTTAGAAGTTGAAACAGAAAATTATTTTATAGGTGATATGAACTTACTAAAATTGGGTGGGCAAGTTGCAAATGCATATGCTATGGCACACAAATATTGGAAGCAAGAATATTCTTCAAATCCAAATTTAGAAGTATTAATACCATTACCTGTAACACTTGGAAAAGAGGTTTAATTATATTTTCTAAATATAGACGGAAAAAATTATGTTTCAGAAGTTATGAAAATGTTCCACGATTAAAAATTGCATCGTTAGAAAAAAATCTGCTAAATACAGTTTATTGATGGTGATTTAGACGGTGAAGTTGTAAATAATCGTGGGGGTACATTCTTTGAAGCCAGTGAAATAGATCCTTGTAAGCAATCAACATATAACCGCCAGAGTTATAAAGTTGGTGAAAATACATATCGTTTTTGGCTTTGTGCTGAACTGCCTTATGTTGAAACAACTAAAAACGCTAATAAGTATCTCGCTGAAAAATACCCATATCTTTCTTAGTTAAAATTTATGCTAAAATGAGACATGGTTCTCATTCTTTTGCGCATCATTTAATTAAATATTTTATGAAAAATTTTATACATATTTTAATATGGGCTATTCCTCTTATTTTGGTATCTCAAGAAAATATATTACTTTTCTACTCTGGGATAGTTTGGGCTTCCATTTTTGTAGCTTATTCACTTTATTCAGCTCAAAAACAAGAAAGACTAAATTTTGAGACTATAGCCGTCATTTTTGTTGTTACCGTCATACCAACTATTGCTTTTGGGTATATCTCACACACAAAATATAGTGGCAAAAAGGAATTCAAAGCATATTTATACGATTTAGATTGTGAATACGATCAATCTCAAAGTTATGAAGAAGAAGTTTATGTTTGTAGCAATGGGAAAACGATTACTTTTGACGAGTTTAAAGCGAAGTATGGTTTTTAAAGCCTACAATTAAATTTTAATATTTACCAAAAAGCCCTGCCATGTGCAGGGTTTGTTCTTTGGAGCATTTATGACTGAATTTCAAAAAATTACTTATGAGATTGGACAGCTCCAAAGAGAGCTAAACCATACAGGCAGTTGCACAACACAAGGCCTAACTGAAGAAGATATCGCTCAATTAGATGAGCGATTTTTTTGGCCATAGAAAAGCAAAATAAATTAATTTCTCGTCTTGATAATAAGCCTGAGGGATTTCTTTTAAAGGGGCTTGAGGTATGGATGACAAAGAATACTTTTGGCTTACAAGAAAAAAAAGAACCTAAAACAAAACCTAAAAGCAGACCTTTGCCTAAGGCTAAAGAAAAATTTCTTGAAGCGGAAGAAACGTTATTTCAAGAACTTGAAGAGCATCGAATTGGTTATCGACGAAAATTTCAATTTGAATCAACTAAAAATTGGCGGTTCGATTTTTATATTGTGAAGTTGAATCTTCTAATAGAAATAGCAGGTAGTCCATGGTCTGTAGGTAGAGGCGGAAGGAAGATTGCAAATTCATTTTGTAAGTTTGATCTAGCTCTAGATCGGGGTTATGTATTTGAGCGTCTTGAACCTCATCAAATTGAATCAGGTTATGCAATCAACTGGATTCTAAATCTGTTAGAGAGATTGGAAAATGAAGCTAAGAATATATAAAAAACTATGTAGACAGGCCGTAGTGGTTTTGGTTCATGGTTTTGGGTTTTCACAAGATCAATTTAAGAATGATTCTACAGGTGTACCTCATGTTGTAATTGAAGGATGTTATGAGGAATTTGAACAATCAGCTTTAGATGAATTGTTGGAAATGATGGTGTGTCAAGATTTGGACATTGATGTGGACAGTTTAAAAACTAATGCGCGGCTTATTAAAGAGGCTATTAGATTTATGTATATACCACCATACCTGCAAAAATTTTTCCGTGTTTAAAGGACATATGAAAAAATGGATCAGATCAGACCATTCCCTCCAACGGATTTTTCTTGATGAGGCTGATGAAGAACAAGCAATTCGTTTAATACCGGCACCAGACCTAAAGAAATGGGTTATTGCTAATTACTTAACGATTGGTGGACCACTTCATAACCCGGATCATGACCATATTGCTGAGCTGCTACATGATAATGAAGAGTTCTTAGCATTTGCTTGGGCTTCTTCTGCATATAAAAGCAAGCAGGCAATGGTACTTGGGCAATGTGAGAAAGTTATGTTTAACGTCGGTGGGTGGCGTAAAGCAAGACAAGAGCAACAAATGCGCGACTGGTTTGGCACGGTACCAACTTACTTAATTACCGTCGATGCTTCTTTTTGTGAGCGTGCAAACGATAGTGAGTTTTGTGCTTTGATAGAGCATGAGCTTTACCACATTGGTGTAGAGCGTGATGATGACGGCGAGATGCAGTTTAGTAATTCCACTGGTTTGCCTAAACACTATTTAGCGGGCCATGACGTTGAAGAGTTTATTGGTGTAACCAAACGGTGGGGAGCAAGCCAGAGTGTTAAACGTCTTGTTGAGGCTGCGAATAATCCGCCGTTTGTTTCGAATCTTGATATTTCAAAATGCTGCGGAAACTGCGTAATCAACTGAGCCGAATGGCTCTTTTTTTTGCCTTCTTTGCTAGACGTAGCTAGACAAAGGTGGGGGTATGGCTGCACTTAAAGAACAGGTAAAAATATTTATTGTTCAAGCGCTTGCCTGCATGGATACCCCTCAACAGGTAGCTAATGCTGTCAAGCAAGAATTTAACATTGAGATTGATCGAAAACAGGTACAACTTTATGACCCGACAAAAGCGGCAGGAAAAAAATTTAAGTAAGAAATATAAAGACCTTTTTCATAAAACCCGAGAGGACTTTAAAAAGAATGTTTATGACATCCCGCTAGCTAATAAAGCCTACCGGCTTAAAGAGCTTCAGAAGATTTATGAAGACTGGAAGAACAACAGGCTTATGAAGCAAGGGGTTATTAAACAGGTTAGGGAAGAAATGCAGGGTTATGACCTGATGTTATTAAATCTTGAGTTAAAACAGCTTGAGATTGAAAAGTTGAGAGAGGGTGAAGGTGATGAAGATCCAACACCAGTCAAGGTAACTATTCAAGTTGTAGATGCGAGTAAAAAGATGCCGAACATCAATCCGACGCTGAATGTACCACAGGCTAATTTTTTGCAGATGGAAAATAAATTCCGTGCATTTGTAGCGGGATTTGGCTCTGGTAAAACTTGGGTAGGTAGCTCAAGCCTCTGCAATAAGTCTTGGGAGTTTCCTAAAGTACCTTTAGGTTATTTTGCACCGACATATGCTCAAATACGGGATATCTTTTATCCCACTATTGATGAGGTGGCATTTGATTGGGGTTTAAAAACTAAAGTCTATCAATCTAATAAGGAGGTCGATATTTATTATGGTCGGCAATATAGGACTACAATTATTTGTCGATCGATGGATATTCCAGACTCCATTGTCGGTTTTAAAATTGGTCATGCCTTGATTGATGAACTTGATGTCATGGCTAAGCTTAAGGCCCAGCAAGCATGGCGTAAGATCATTGCACGTATGCGCTACAAGCAAGCTGGATTGGTCAATGGCATTGATGTTGCCACCACTCCAGAAGGTTTTAAATTTACATACGAGCAATTTGTTAAAGAGGCGAATAAATCAGAGGCTAAGCGTAAGCTCTATGGAATGATTCAAGCTTCAACTTATGACAATGAAGCTAATCTTCCTGATGACTATATTTCTTCTTTATTTGAGTCTTATCCACCTCAACTTATTTCAGCTTATTTGGATGGGAAGTTTGTCAACTTAACCAGTGGTGCTGTTTATCCAGACTTTGACCGAGTTTTAAATCATACGGATGAGGAAATCAACCAGGGCGAACCATTGCTTATCGGGATGGACTTTAACGTACTGAAGATGGCAGCGGTTGTTTACGTCATTAGAGAGGGTAAACCAAGGGCTTTGGATGAATTGGTTGGGGTGAGAGATACACCGACCATGTGTCAGTTGATTACAGAGCGTTTTCCTTTTCATGATATTACCGTGATTCCAGATGCTTCAGGTCAAGCGACTTCATCAAAGAACTTCAGTGAATCTGACCATGCAATCTTAAAGAAAAATGGTTTTAAGGTTGAAGTGAATGGTGTGAACCCGGGCATTAAAGATCGTATCAATGCAGTGAATGCCCAGATTCTAAATGCTGATGGTGAAAGACATTTAAAAGTGAATACAAACAAATGTCCTAACTTTACGGCCACTCTAGAACAGCAAGTATATGACAACTTCGGCATGCCAGATAAAAGTGCTGGTTTGGACCACGTGGGGGATGCTGGCGGCTATCCTTTAGCTAAGCGTTTCCCAATCATCATTCAGAAAGTATTTAAACGGCGCAAGATCGCTGGTTATTCTCATTAAACAACGCACCTTTTTAGGTGCTTTTTTTATTGGTGTTTTTATGGCAGTTACTGATAAACATCCGCAGTATATTGCTGCACAAAAAAGCTGGTTGATTATGCGCGACGCCGTTGCTGGTGAAGAGCAAATTAAACAGGCACAAACCAAATACCTCTCTAAATCGGCAGGGATGATCGAAGCTGAAAAGCAGGGTGATACAACCGGAGAGATTTATAAAGCTTATCTAAGTCGAGCTCAGTATCCTCTATGGGTTCAGGACGCATTACGCACAATGATCGGGTTGGTTTCAAAACTTGAGCCGAATATTGTGATTGAAAGTTCTCTACTTAAAGGATTGATAGAGAATGCAACAAATGACGGTTTTGGGCTTAAACAGCTCTTTATTCGTATTTGTTCAGAGTTATTGGAGTTTGGTCGCTGTGGGTTGCTTGTCGATGTAGATGCTAACGGAGTGCCATATTTCGCTCTATATGATGCTTTATCTATTATCAATTGGAAAGAAAACAGTATTGGTGGCCGTAAGGATCTAAAACTATTAGTGCTCGAGGAGCAATTTGATAATAGTGAAGATGAGTTTGGACACGATACAAAGACTGTTCATCGTGTTTTAGCTATGAAGGAAGGTGCTTTAACAGTTCGTTTATTTGATGGATCTACTGAAGAAGACAAAACGCCTGATTTAGGTGGTAACCAGCTATCTTTCACGCCGTTTGTGTTTTGCGGCACAGTTGATAATTCCCCCTGATGTTGGTACGGTACCATTGCTCACTATGGCAAAAGCAGCACTTAAATATTACCAGCTCAGTGCAGATTATTACCAGTCACTTCACCATACAGCACATCCTCAACCATGGATTAATGGTCTTGAAGGTGATGAGGATATTAGTGTCACTGGTGTGATGGCTGTCTGGAGTCTTCCGGGTGATTCTCAATGCGGGTATCTGGAAATATCCGGCAGTGGGATTGAACTCACTAAAAAGGAAATGGATGCACAAAAAATGCTGCTCTTGAAGCTGGTGCCAAGGTAGTCGATACCAATACACAGGAGTCAGGTGAAGCGCGCCGTGCACGTCAGGATGACCAGCAAGCAAGCCTTCACAGTATCGTGATGTGTGCAGCTGCAGCAATAGAACAAGCTATTAAGTATGCGGCGCAGTGGCTAAAGCTGGATTCAACAAAATATGCATTTACGGTTGAGCCTGAGTTTATTGTGCAGGTCACAGATATAAATCTTGCTAAGCAACTCTATGAAGGTGCCATTTCAGGGAAAAACTCTTTCCGTACGTATTGGGAATACATGATGACCGGTAAATTGCCTGCTCATGATTATCAGGAAGAGGTGAAGCGTGTTGAAGGTGAGCGGGATAGTATGCCGCTTTAGGAGTAAAAAATGGCCTCAAAAGAAGATAAATCATTGCTCGAGGTACTAACTCAACACCAGGCGTATTTATATCGAGCTTCTTCTCAATCCGTTAATGAATTATTAAAAATCTTTAATGATGAGTCGGCATTGATGCTGGCAAAGCTTAGAGATTTGTTAGAAGAGTTGAATGATTTTGAAAAGGCAGCTCTTGCTAGTGGCCAATATACAACTACAAACCTCAAAGAGATTCGGGACCTAATTTCTCAGTGGTTTACGGCAATAAATACTTCATTACCTGAAGCATTCGCGGTTTCTGCTACAGCATTGGCGGTATATGAGGCTAACTACACGGCGAAACTATACGGCGGAAAGATTAAACAGCCCAATGGTGACAAGCTTTATAAGGTAGCTCAAAAGTTCCTTTAGTAGGCGGGGCCTTGGTCGATGACCTTTTAACAAAGTTGGCTGAAAGTGCCCGTCAAAAGGTTGAATACGCGATTCGGGATGGGATTAGTTCAGGTAAAACGAATCAGCAAATTGTTCAGCGCATTGGTGGGACTAAACGCCTCAATTATGAAGATGGCATTTTAACCAGCAGCAAGTCTGAAATTGATCGGACGGTAAGAACGGTTAGAAGTCATGTTGCTAATCAAGCTTACCTCGATAGCTTTAACCAGATCGGCTTTGAGTACGTAAAGCTGGTAGCAACGTTGGATGGTAGAACCTCAAAACTTTGCGCCTCACTGGATGGTGCCGTTTGGAAAATTGATGACCCAGCCAAAAGAGTGCCGCCGTTGCATCCAAATTGCCGCAGTATTTTGGTACCAGTTGAGAAAGATGGGAAACTAACAGGCGAGCGTCCGTTTGTAATGGATGAGCGAAGAGTTAAGGACATTCCAAAGGACGAGCGAAGCCAACTCATCGGCCAACTGGATGCAAACACGTCTTTCAAAGAGTTTTTTAGCAAGACTGATGACTTTTTCCAGAAAGAATGGTTAGGGCCAAAGCGTTACAAACTTTTCAAAGAGGGGAAGTTTGATTTTGATAAGTTCTTTGACCCTGAAGGACGACTTTATACATTGGACCAACTACGAAAGTTGGATGAACAAACGTTTAAGGAGTTGGGAATATGATAGTTGATTTAAAAGGCGAAGGTTCATTACAGCTTTCAAAACTTTCAACTCGTAGTAAATTCAGATTGCGCCGATGGCTTAGAAGAATTAACAAACCGACCAAATTAATTAAACCATAGCACCTTCGGGTGCTTTTTTTTGTGAGTATAAAAAATGTCTAAGAAGTTATTAGCATTATCAATGGTTGCGTATATCGGCACTAAATCAGTATTAGCAGTGCCTATGTCACGTGGTGAATACAATGAATACCAAGGGTGGAAAATTCCTGAAAATGAAAATCCAAGTGATCTAGGTTATTTAATTGAATACAAAGATGGTGGCAAAGCTAATCATCCAGATCATGAAGGTTATATCTCTTGGTCACCAAAGGATGTTTTTGAACATTCATATCAACCAGATGGTATTCAAAATTGTGTAATGGGCCGTGAAATCCATAAAGATGATAACGAAGTAACGGTTTTCCATAATGAAACTATTAAAACCCGAGACGGTGAGCAGTCTCTTGAACCAGGACATTTCTATGATGTCGTAGCTGGAGATTTACTTACTCCAATTCAATTCCAACTTGGTCCAGTTAAGGAAGTTGGAGTTAATGGCATCACGAATGAAGCGTTACTTGCGATTGTTTTACATCGTTTACGTGTTCTGAATGAAAAGTTTCCTTGCCGCGAAAATTCACTAGCTATTACTAATATTGAGCAAGGTCAAATGTGGCTAGAGCAACGTACTCGGAATCGTCAGAAACGTGGTGTTGAAGGTTTTAACATCGCATAACTTTATTATTCGAAATACAGCGTCCTAATGGGCGCTTTTTTTATGCCTTGAGATAAGGCTTTATCCAAATCAAACGAGAGGTTTGAACATGTCATTGCCATTTATTGTTGATTCACTTGATGCAATTAAAGAAGAGCACCGCGCTTTATATGTTGAGGAAAACGGGAAGTTTCGCCTCGATTTAGACGGCTATGAAGATCCAAAAGGGCTCAAATCTGCACTTCAAAGCGAGCGTGATGCCGCAAAAGATGCAAAACGAAAACTTCAGGAACTTCAAAATCAGTTCGAAGGGATTGACCCTGAAATTGTTAAGAAGGTTTTTGCTCAACTTGACCAGGATGAAGAAGCCAAACTGATCGCAGACGGCAAAGTAAACGAAGTGATCCAGAAACGTACCGAGAAGATGCGTGAAGAACATGAACGTGTACTTAAAGCCGAAAAAGACCGTGCTGACAAAGCAGAAGCTTATGCAAATAAGTTCAAAGATTCTGTAATCCAAGGGCAAATCATTCAAGCAGCTGTAGAGCTTGAAGCGTTACCTGAAGCAACAGGCGACATTGCGTTTTTAGCTAAAACAAAATTTGCATTAGATGAAAACGGCAAAGCTGTGGCGGTTGATGAAAACGGCGAAGTGATCATTGGTAAAGATGGCCAAACAGCATTATCGCCAAAAGAGTGGGTCGAATCTCTTCGTGAACAAAAGCCTTACTACTGGCCTAAAGCAAGTGGTATGGGCGCACCAGGTTCAGGCGCTTCAATTAAAAAATGGTCGGACTATTCAGAAGCTGAGCGAGCGAGTCTAGCTCGTGAAAATCCAACAGCATTCCAGCAATTATTGAAAACTAAAGGTAACTAATTATGCCATCTGTTCAATTACAAGATATTTTCGTTGGTGACTACTACCAGACTTTGGACCCAGTAAATTCACCTGAAAAAACCGCCGTATTCCAATCAGGAATTGTTGTAAAAAATGAAGCTTTAACTGACATTGCAAATAATGGCCAAGGTTCATCAACGATTTCATATTGGAATGATCTTGATGCTGAAGAAGAAGCGAATGCATCAACTGACAATCCAGATGATAAAGGTGCGGTCGGTAAGGCAACTCAAGGCTCAATGCAAGCCCGAACTCTTTATTTAAACAAAGGTTATGGAACAGCCGACCTTTCAACTGAATTGGCAAATAGTGAGCCAATGCAGCATATTCGTAACCGCTTTGGTAAATACTGGGAGCGCCAATGGCAGCGCTATTTATTAGGAGCTGCACGCGGTGTTATTGCTTCCAATATTGCCAATAACAATGGCGATATGGTGATCGATGCAGGCGCAACTGTATCGGCTAATGCATTCCAAGACGCTGCATTTACCGCAGGTGATACTGCTGACCAATTTACAGCGATGGGAGTTCATTCAGTAGTAATGAACCAAATGGTTAAGCAAGACATGATCGAGTATTTACGTGACAGTAATGGTCAGATCATTCTTGCTACTTATCTCGGTAAGCCGATCTTCATGGATGATGGTTTGGTTTACGGTAATGGTCGTTATATTTCTCTCATTTTTGGTAATGGTGCATTTGGTTATGGAGAGGGAACTCCAACTACTCCAGTAGAACTTGAGCGTTTACCATCAGGCGGTAATGGTGGTGGTGCTGAAATTCTATGGGAACGTAAAACATTCATTCTTCATCCAGCTGGTTTCTCATGGAAAGGTTCCGTAGATCCAAACGCTTCGCCAAAAATTGCAGGCTATGCAACTGCTGGTAATTGGGAACGAGTGTTTGATCGTAAAAATGTTCCATTTAGTGCCGTAATCTCAGGTACAGCAACCCCTTAATAAACATGGCAGCGTAAGCCGCCTTTGTTTTGGAGAGAAGAAATGAAAGTAATTTACACAAATAACATACCTTTAATTCGTGACCCAAGTGTTTGCTATCGAAACGACTTTATTGGGGTAATTGGAAATGCTACTGCTGTAGAAGTTGATGATGATTTTCCTGATGCTGAAATCATTAAACAGGCTTATGGCCGTTTAGCAATACCTCTTGAAGAGGAAGCTGCTGATGTAGGCTCAAATAGCGATTTGAAATTGCAAGAACGCTTAACCGATGCTTTAAGCAAGCTTGAATCAGTTGAAGCAGAAAAGACCCGACTTGAAGCAGAAAATTCTCGTTTAGAGGGTGAACTTGCAGAAGAAGTGGCGGAAAAAGCAGCATTGCTTGTCGATGAGCAAATCGCAATTGCAAAAGGTGAGTTGGCATCGTTCAAAAATGATATTCCTGCTATGAAAGCACGTATTGCTGAATTAGAAGCAGGCAAAGGTACACCTGATCCATTAGATGGCCCAACACCAGGTGATTATGAAAATTGGAAGGTCGACCAAATAAAGGCTTATTTAACCGATAAAGGTATCGAGTTCAAACAGTCTGCATTAAAGCCAGAATTGATTGCATTGATTCCACAAGATCCGAAGGAATAATCCATGAGCTTTATCACTGAACAAGAAGCAATTGAACGTGTAGCTGGCTTTGCTGCTTTATCTGAAGGTGATAAAGCTGACTATCTTGAAAAGTCAGAAGCTTATTTGTTGGCGCGTAATGTTAAGCCTTATGAAGATATAACAACCGTCCCTAAAGCCCTCAAAACGGCGTCATACGAAGTCATAAAAGGCATTATGAAGGGTGAGCTATATCAAGGCCAAGAACAGGCATTAAAGCGCAAACGAGTGAAGGCTGAGGTTGAGTCTGAAAAAGAGTATCAAGACGGATCTGTAAAGCTTAATGCTACTGAGCAATACATTCTTGATTTGATCAAACCATACTGCAAACGGCGCTCAGTGATCTATATTCGGAGAATCTAATGGGTTTAAGAGATGAACTTCAGGCTGAAATTGCTGAAGCATTTGATGAGGATCTAGCAGACGCCGTTCATACTTTTACGTGTGAAAGAATTGTGAGTACAAGCTGGAACCCAAAAACGAATACTTCAGAAGACGTTGCGGAGCATTATGAAGGGCGTGGGATTTTATTCGGTTCATACAGTCAATATGAGATCCAAACACTTGGAGTACTGGCCACCGATAAGAAAGCTACAGTGCTTCAAAATGAAGTTACCAAAGAGCCAAAAGTTGATGATGAATGGTTAACAGCCCTAGGCTCATTCCGGGTAATTCATATTCAACAAGATCCAGCTGCGACTATTTGGAAATGTCAGTTGAGGAAGGTTTGATTACTTGGTCTAATATCCTTCTAAATTAGGGGGATATATGGCTAGAAAAAAATTAGAAGATAAAATCAAAAGAGTTGGCTACTTTGTTGGTGGTGGAATATTGGGCTACTTATTGATCAGTTTTTTTATACTAAGTTCATTTCCACTACACCAGTACCTTCTGGATAAAAAACTTGCTTATGATGTTTTAAAAGATAGTCTAACCATAGGTGCTGCATTTCTTGCCCCAATTGCTGCATTTGTTTTATTTAACGACTGGAGGGTTGAGTATCACATAAAAGAACAATTCAATAGTATTGATGAAATTAAAAAAATACTTAAAGAAGTTGAAACGACAATTGGTAAATACGTAAATAGAATTTTTAAAGAAAATATCAACTGTAATATTGAGTTTGAAAATTTTTCTGAAAGATTAATTTTATTAGAGTATAGGGATCTCTTAGGAATCCTTTTAGTTGAAATTGATGAAAAAAATCAGTTAGTAATAGATTTTAAAAAAAAATGTTGGGATGTATTATGCAAAGCTAAACGTAGCTCTTAACCATTTAAATATTATGGAATTTGATACTTATCGAGAAGGTAAATTAATAAAAGAGGATATAGGTAGAAAAATCCACGAAGAAGAAATCAAAAATATTCGTGATGATTTTATGGATAGATATCAAAAGTTTCATGAAATTCATAACGAACTAACAAGTAGATATTTTTCGATAGTTACTTTGGGAAATGAGATTAAAAGAAACATGTAAAGAAACCCACTTCGGTGGGTTTTTTAATGGGCGCAATTTAGGAGTTTAGATGATAAGTACAGATTATGTACCCGAGTGGTACATCTCACCATTCCAACATGTTCAATACACGCTTGCTAGAAATCAGCTTCACATGGATCTGTTATTCGAAGACATGAATAAGGTCGATCCGTTCTTATCTAATGAAGGAGCAGCGGCTCAAGTCAATTACTATTCAGACGGCGCGTATGCAGTTGTTCAGTTGGGTGACACCTCAGAAAGAAAATTGATAGAGATCTATGGTTTGCTATTACATGAAGCTGTTCATGTTTGGCAGAAGGTTAAAAAGCTAATGGGAGAAAAAGAACCAAGCTCAGAATTTGAAGCATATTCAATTCAAGCGATCGCTCAAGACCTTTTCGAAATGTATGAAGAAAGCGAGGTAAGTCATGGGGTGGACGGGGAAAAAGCCGACAAGTTTTAGTTTAGATGTCGTAAAAAATGCTGAAGACCAGGTAAAGAAAATTACCATGGATACAGTGCAATCATTGGTTGTTTCAAGTCCCGTTGATACTGGAGCTTACCGAGCTTCACATGTTGTTTCGATTGGATCTGCTGATTATGGGGTACGTGGACCAGAAACAAACGCCGTTCAAGATGCAGCAATTCAAGCCCTGAAATTTAAGCTTGGTAATCTGATCTATATTCAAAACAACAAACCATACGCGGAACGTTTGGAGGATGGTTGGTCAGATCAAGCACCGCTGGGTATTTACAGCACTACATTCACTTATATTACTCAAAAGTATGGTGGCTAATATGGCAATGACTTTAGAGGAAGCAAGGCTTGCCATAGTAGGCCGTATGGAGGCTTTTAAAGGTATTTCTCAGGAAAGAATTAAGTATTCCAATCAGCCAGGCTTTACAGTTCCAATTAAAGGTTTGTGGTGTAGCTTTACTATTAAATTTGGTGCAAGTTTTATCGCAGGCCTTGCTGATGATCCAACTATACGCCGTACTGGCAATATTTTAATTCAATGTTTTGCAAGGATTAATACTGGTGACATGGAAATAACGAAACTTAGTGTGGCTTTGCTTGCTCATTTTGAATGTTTCAGTATTGAACATTTGAAATTCTGGCAAGGTCAAGCGATTGATGCGGGTAAAGATGTTGATTTCATACAGTACAATGTGACAGTTGCTTTTACGGTGAATTGATATGGCAAAAGATACTTTGAAACCTTAACTGGTGAGGTTCTATCGGTTGAGGTTTCTGAAAATAGCTCTTGCAGTCATAAAACTGTTGATTATTCGAGAATAGATAGTCTTGGGCAGTCATCTATTTGGGTGTGTAGTAAATGTGGCAACAAATTTAATGAGAACCAATTAGAAGCTTTGAAAGAAGAGCACTTAAGAAATTCACCATAAACAAACATCTAAGCACGCACCGCCGAAAGGCGGTTTTTTTCTCACCAGAAATTTAGTGGCCACCTTCGGGTGGCTTTTTTTTATGCCTATCGTTAGGAGTATAAAGCCATGTCTAGTGGTGCACGTCAGCTAACACAAATCGCAAAGGAAACCACGGTTGGTACTACACCATCACCTTTTGCTCGAACAACATTTGAATTTACAGATAACGGCTTAGATGCCACTGTTTCTAAAGAAGAATCAAAATCAATCACTAGCGGGCGCATTGCACGCGCATCAATGATTACAGGCGCTGAATATGCTGGTGAATTAAAGTGCGAAGCAAAATACAGCCAACTTGTGCAAGATTTAATGGCAGCAGCAGCTTTTAATAGCTGGTCATCCAATGTCCTTACATTTGGTGGGGCACAACGCCAAACTTTCTCATTACTTCGCGGCTTTGAAGACGTTAATGATTACCACTTATTCCGAGGTTGTCATGTAAATAACTTCAGTATCGAAATTCCCGAAGCTGGTTTAATTACGATGGCGTTCGGCCTAATGGCTTTAGGTCGAACCAACTTTTCAGCGCCCCCAGCTGGAGCAGTAACTCCAGCAGATAACAGCCCTAAGTTATCGAATGTCTCTGTCGGTGAAATCTTAATTGATGGAGAATCTCAAGCTGGTATCTCTTGCTTGACTGCCTTCAGTTTCAAGTGGGATAACACAATGAAGTTGCAGAAATGCCTCGGCGAAGGAATCAATGCCCGAGCTATTTTAGAAACACTTGCTGCTGGTACAGGTTCATTTACTGCTGCATGGTCACGAAATACTTCAGACATGTACGAAAAGCAATTTACGAATGCAACAATTTCTTTGAAGGTCCCAATTACAGACACTTTAGGTAATTCTTACGAAATTTTTATTCCTAAAGCAGAAATTACTGCGCCATTACCGAGTGGTGGGAACAGCGATATTTTAAACGCTTCATTTGAATATAAAGTTGTTGAAGAAGCACCGACAATTACCCGTATTCCAGCACCGGCACCAAATCCAAATCCTTAATTTAATTTGACTGATAGCAGCCTTCATGGCTGCTTTTTTGGAGTTCAATATGGCTTTAAAAGTAACTATTCAAACAAGCAAAACAGTCAGTAAATGGCGAGAATATACGGACACGGAAGGAAATGTACTGGCTGAGTTTAAAATTCGCGGAAATGGATATAAACCATATCAAGTTGCTTTAGAGCGTGCGAGTAATCAGATTAACTCTAAAGGTTTTGATGTTAGTAAGGCTGGAAAAGATGACAAGCTTTACCACGAATTACTTCTCGAAGCTGCTGCATGTCATCTAATAGAAGACTGGAAAGGCGTAGTTTTTGAAGAAAAGATAGACGGCGGTGAAGTGGTTGAAACTGAACCTGAGTATTCACCTGAAAATGCAGTAAAGCTTTTTAAATATGGGTGATATCGGCATTTCAATTTGGCTATACGTAAAGCAAGAAGCTGAAGATATCCAGAAAGAAGCAGATGCATTCAGGAATGAAGTGGTGGGAAAGTCACAGCCCTCTACAACTGGTGCAAGTTCAACTCAGAAGAAGAAGCGAGCGACTACAACGCGAAGCAAGCAGCGATCGCAAAAGCCTTAAATCTTCAAGCTGCTAAGGTCATTGAGAAACCCGAGTATTCTTATACATCAAATGCGATTCTTTCTGCATATAACGTAATTTCACGGTCTAGGCGATATGAGCAAGGGATTCCGCTGTCTTTGGATATTTCGGCTATCTCAGCATATTGTGATCACTATGAATTACCAGTAGACAGAGACATCTTTAATGATTGTATTTTTGCAATTGATAATCTCTTTCTAGATGAGTCACATAAAAAATCAAACAACTCTAAAAAATAACCCTATCTGCATTTTGGTCGCCGGTGCTGAAAAGCTGTTACATGCTTAATGTAGTGAAGCCACTCAATCGAGTGGCTTTTTAATATCTGAAAAAATAAAGATTTAAAAGCTGTAAAAATATATAATCTAAACAATGGATTATAAGATTTTTAAAATATGTTAGCAAAACTTTTATATACATTGGGGTGTTCGATTTTTATTGTAGTTTTGATTAGCTGCACTAAAAAAATAGAAAATAAACCTCTTCCTTCTTCGGTTGAAGAACAATATCAAAGTGCTAATCAGCAAATTGAAAAGATGCTTGATGAACTTAATAATCGAGAAGTGCCACTTGAAAAGAAGCGAGAGATATTGTGTAAGACATATCCGGAAGTCTACAAAAACCACTATATGCCAGCACTACTGAAGATTACTTCAGATCAATATTCAGAGGAAACTCTCTTAAGAGATTTTGAGGCTGTGATTAAATTGTATAAACAAGCTTGGTCTATTAAATGTATTTAATGATTTAAAAAATCAAAGTGGTTGATGGGTGGTTTTTAAAACTTTGAACTGTTAAATTTTACCCATTAATTTAGATGGATATTTTCATGAGAAAAATATTACTAATCATTTTAAGCTTATTAGTTTCTGCTCAAATTTTTGCAAAAGATAAATACGATCCTGAATGTAAGATTAGTGGCTTTGATAATAGAACCATATGTAGTGTTAAGGAATATGGTGCTTACGTCTATGATAAACCAACAGTTTTAAGCTCGGTTTCATTTGGAGGGGTTTGGACAAGCGCGGACCCAGATAATATTGGATTAACGTTTAGTCTTGGCGACATATCTTCTTTAATAGAAAGTATTTCTTTTAATGTAGACGGTGAAATTCAGAATTTTAAAGTTTCAATTGATTCCACTAAATCAGTGCATATGGGGGGATCATTATGGAAATCTACTGGAGTAGTTGTATTACCGAAGATTTACATAGAGAAAATGCTAAAAAGTAAAAATGTAAAATTCAGAATTGTTACGGTTTCTAAAGGTTATCGAGAAGGTTCATTTTATTCTGAAAAAGGGCAGGCTAGTGAGCCAGTAAAAACTTTAAATGCTTTGATGAATAAGATTAAAGAATAAGGTGCTTTAGGGATGATTTATCCTAAAGTATTACAAATTTAGTTAGATAAAAACCCACTCATTGAGTGGGTTTTTTGTTGCCTGGAGAAAAGTGGTATGGCACAAGAATCTCGTTTAGTAATTGTCATAGATTCAAAAATGCTGAACGTAATGCGCGTAATTTAGGCAACGAACTCGATAGTATAGAAAGAAAAGGTGAGTTCGCATCTAAGTCCATGGATGGCTTGTCGGTAGCAACACGAACACTTGCTGGTTATATGGCTGGGTTAGTTACTGCGGGTGAAGCTGTTTCAAAAATGGATGCTTACACTGGACTTCAAAACCGGCTAAAGCTTGTTACTAAAAACCATACTGAACTAAATAAAGCAACTGAAGACACTTTCAATATTGCTCAAAAACTTATTCAGCTTGGGATTCAGTTTTACAAGTTTACCAGCGCTTTAGTGACAATTCTAAAACCCTAAATCTCACAATGGATGACACTGCACGTTTGACTGAGACAGTCTCTAAGGCTGTTGCAATTAGTGGTGCAAGCGCGTCAGCAGCAGATGCAGCTTTAGTGCAGTTCGGGCAGGCTTTGGCAAGTGGCACTTTGCGTGGCGAAGAATTAAATTCTGTCATGGAGCAAACACCAGCTTTAGCAAAAGCAATTGCGCAAGGTATGGGTATCACAGTTGGTGAATTGCGTTCTGTTGCTGCTGAAGGAAAAATAACTTCACAGGAGATCGTTAAAGCACTTAAAAATGTTCAGAATGATGTTGATGCATTATTTGCTAAAACAGATGTCACTATTGGGCAGTCATTGACCCTTCTGAATAATCAAATTACAAAATTTGTAGGTGAGGCAGGCAAAGGATCGGGAGCAGCACAAATATTAGCTGGTGGTATTCAGTTACTTGGAAATAATCTGAATGTCATCATTGATGGTGCAATAGTTGTTGGAATTGGCTTAATAACAAAATCTATCTTAACTAAAACAGTCGCCGTTCAAGCTAGTATCGTCGCGTCTGCTCAACAAAGAGCAGCTAATTTTGCAGAGGCACAATCTCAGGTACAGTTACTAGGTGTAGAAGCAATGCGAGCAAGACAGTCTGCTGCATTGACTCTCACAGAAATAGGCTTAGCTCGAGCAGAATATAATGCAGCATTGAGTGCAAATGCACGTGCAGCGGCGATTCAAAGACTAACCGCTGCTGAAATTGCCCATAATATTGCTGTAAAAGAAGCAACCATTGCGACAACAGCTTATTCGGTAGCTCAATCTCGATTAACAACAGTAGCCACTTTAGGTAGTAGAGCTTTAGGTCTGGTGGGTGGACCAATAGGTGCAATTACACTTGGAATTACGGCTTTAGCTGCTGGCTATATGTATTTCCAAGATAAAGCAGCAAAAGCAAATCAAAAACTTGAAGAACAGGCAAAAGTTGCGGAAAGAACAGATGAAGCTTTAAAAAAAATTATCTGGGAATGACAAGACAAAAGCCGTTAATGATTTAACTACTGCATTCAAGGCTCAAAATGAAGCATTAGAAAAATCTTCGTTTGCTGTCGGTGCTGCTTTAATTGATATCGAAAACTATGCAAGAGGGAATAAAGAAGTTGAAAAGATTTCTCAAGATGCAAGAACTGGAACAATCAGTTATTCAGAAGCCATTGAGCGTTTAAATAAAATTAAATTGCCTACCGATCTGTATGAAAATCTTAAAAAGCAAGCTGCCCAATATGATGAAAACTCATCTAAAGCAAGTCTGTCTGCAGAAAAGCTCAAAATATTCGGTGTTGAAGTTAGTCTTGCTGGTAACAAGGCACAAAAATGCTGCAGTTCAGGTAAAGGGGAATACTGATGAGCTAAATAGTAATACCAATGCAGCCGATCGTGCAGCTAAAGCGCAAAAGGGTTATTTTGAAAGTCTTCGTACTGAAGTTCTTAAATCGAATGAAGAACTAGCATTGTTAAATCTTGGATACAGTGAGGAAACGGTTAAAAAGATTGTTGAGTTGCAAAAAGCTAAGCAAGCAGTAGCACCTCCAGGTACTACTGCAATTGTAACTAAAGAGGAAATGGATTTAGTTGCACAAGCTCAAAAGGCTCTCGATGTATTGAAAGACAAAAAGGATGAGCTAACTGCTGCAGAGCGAAAACATACAAGTGAGCTGGAAAAACAGCAAAAAGTACTCAGCATTAATGCAAAAGTTCAAGCTAATGCAGCGAAGTACAATTTTTCTGGCATTGAGTCTAAGTACAACTTGCCAGCTGGCACCTTATCTGCAATCCACATGATTGAGTCACGTGGTAATGCCAGAGCTTACAACAAGTCTACAGGTGCAACTGGTGGGTTCCAGTTTCTAGAAGGTACTGCAAAGCAATATGGTGTAAAAAACCGTTATGACTTAGCTCAGTCTGCTGAAGGTGCAGGTAAGTACATGTCTTACCTTTTAAAACTTTTTAAGGGAGATTTAGAAAAAGCCGTCCGTGCTTATCACGCTGGTGAAGGTAATGTCCAAAAGGGTAAAGGTATTGGAAAATATAACAACCAATACTGGAACGACTTCAAGGGGTATGTTGCTGGTGCAAATGGATACACTGCAGGTGACATTTCTTCTAAAGGTTTTGACAAACTCATTCAAGACACAACCGAATTAGCAAAAGAACAGGCAAAAATACGCATGCAGCTTGAAAATGAAGTTGCCAATCAAGTTACTAAGATTAGAAATGATCTTGCTAAAAAGCTTGAAGATGTTGATAAAGCTAATTTTAGTCCTGAGCGTAAAGAGCAAATTAAGGCTGAGCTACGGGCTCGTGCAGATAATGATATTGCAATTGCAGAGAAAACCACAAAGTCTAAGCTAGATTCTTACCGTGACTTTTTAAAAACAGAAGAACAGCTTTTAACAGACAGTTTTGCAAAACGTCAGTTTGAAGCTGCTCACGATCTAGAATTAACAAAGGAACAAAGAAAAGCGGCAGTAGATCTACTTGCAAAACAACTGCAGCAAGAATTAGCACTAATTCAGATAGCTCGAGAACAACGTTTATTTCAGGCCAGACAGTTCTTGTATTCAGAAGTTGATGCCATTAAGGAAAGGTATCGTATTGAACGGGAACAGATTGAAACCACCACTAAGGATGAGGAAGAACGACGGGAACGCTTATCTTTATCTAAGGCCCAAGAACGTCTAGAGATTCTAGATAAAGCATTTCAATCTAGTAAAAATTGGGATCAGACTAAAGCTGATATGACTGGTAATAGTCAGCAATACCAGCTAAACCAAACGCGTACTGATCGCAGGGCTCAATCTCTAAATTTAGCAAATACTCAAGTAGCTGCACTCGATATTCAAGCTAAAGATCCAAATGCAAATATGGTAGCTCTGAATGCACAACGTGAACAAATCATGAAGGAACATTTTGAGCGTTTGAAATTGATTGAATCTACTTATCAAAATGATTCAATGAGTCTTCAGTTGGGTTATGGAGCTAATGTCACAGGGGCTTTGGCTGGCATGTTTAGAAATATGCTAGGTGAATCATCAAGTGCTTATCATATTCTTTATGAAAGTCAACGTGCATTCGCATTGGCGCAGGCTGGTATGAACATGTGGAAAGCTGCTTCAGATGCTTACGCAAATGAGCCAGGTACATGGTACCAAAAAGCGGCAGCTACAGCGATTGCGACTATTAAATCAGGAACGTTTGTATCTCTTATCCAGGCTGCAACGCCGCAAGGTTTTGCAGATGGTGGTTATACAGGTAACGGCCTTAAACACACTCCAGCAGGGATTGTGCATAAAGGTGAGGTTGTTTGGTCGCAAGAAGATATCAAACGCTGGGGCGGTGTAAGTGTTGTTGAAAGCATGCGTCAAAGCAAACCAAGTGGTTATGCGAATGGAGGTTATGTTTCTAACAACACAACTGACGTTATAGCAACTCGACGGGAGACAAGACAGTTTGATGCGATTAATTCTGGAAGAGTCGAGAATACTCAACCCACTGTGACCATTATCAATCAGACTTCAGAAAAAGTGGATGCTACTTCTGAATGGAATGGTGAGGAGTTAACAGTCATTTTAAAAGAGTACCAGAAGCAGAATGAGGCTATGATGGATACGAAGATTGAAAAGCGTTTCAGAATGGCTAAACGACAGGGGTGGTGAGGAAATCACCTTGCTAAAATCATAAACTAATTTAAACCCACTCAATGTGTGGGTTCTTGATTTTGTGTTTTAGCCGATTCGCCCAGGATATCCAAGGGAGATTTTTAAGAGCGAGAAAAAACAGAACAATATAATAGGGGCTTTTTTAGCACCTTTTATATTTTACGTACAAAAAACCCTCGATTGCAGTCGAGGGTTTTTTGTTTTCCATCACTCGCGAAAGTATGAAAAGAGATGAATCTATATGGAACATTTTAAACCAATAGTGGAGCTTCTGAAAGTGTCTATTGAAAAGTATGGTTTATGGCAGACAATTCTTGCCTTTTTAATATTGTTTTCTATACCAATTCTATTATGGAAATTACCTGAAATCATTGCTGCAATTAAAGCTTAAAACCGACCCAAAACAAGGTCGGTTTTTTATGGATTCAATTTATGAGCGACCTTAAATTCAACTTTGACTGTGACTTAGATGGTAATAGTAATACTCAGCGCTTTAATACTTTGTCTTCTAAGTTTGGTGACGGTTATGAGCAGAATACTTCAATTGGTATTAATAACCGATCTGGTGAATGGACATATCAAAGAACGGCCTATAAAGCTGAAATTATGCAGATTAAAGCTTTCTTTGATCAACACAAAGGCGCGGATTCATTTCTTTGGGATTCGCCGTTAGATGGAGAAGTCCGTGTAAAAACTAGTCCTGAATACCAACCGCGCCAAGTTGGTGGTGATATTTGGCAAATCTCAACAACATTCACCCAAGTTTTTTACCCTTAATTTAAACCTCTTTGAAGCCCCTTTTTAGGGGCTTTTTTTGTGAGTAAGAAAATGACATATCAAACTGTAAATCTTGGCACAGCACCAACAGGCGCAGGCGGTGATACATTCCGCTCAACTGGCGCAAAAATAAATGAAAACTTTACCAACCCGTCCCATGCAGCGAGTCGTTACGTTGGTAGTAATGCTGGTAATTTAATGGAGGTAGGGTTCTGTGGGCTGGGTGTAAATCAAGCTGGTACACCCGCCATTGAGAGCCAGAAGACATTAAATAATGGATTTTATGGTGCAAATGCTTTAGAAGGTTTTCCGTATGGTTACGGTGAAATGCTTGTCTTAAATCAAACCGGGTGGGTTCACAGACTTTTTCTTTCCAGCGCTTGGGAATGCGGTCCCTCATATCTCTTCATCTATCAATGGCGATCCATGGTCTACCCATGGGGCCTTTGTCGTTTTAAATAAAAATGCAACGATCGATGGCAATGGGTTTATTAAAGCAGCGTCTCCAGTAATTAAGCTTTTTGCAGATAAAATTGAACCTAACGATGAAGCTGCTGAACAACCCCTCTCTTTTGAGAAATTAGGCATTGGTCATTACCTTGTTAAAGGATCATCCGGTTTTGCTAAAGATGGATGGTGGATTGAAATTCCAACTGACACCCATGGTAATAAGATTTGTGCGGTTGAATATAAAACCTTAGAAAACGGTGATCTTGAAATTAAAACATTCAAGAAAAAAATGAATGATGAAGGCGATATTGTTGCAAATCTTGATGCACAAATTGAGATACCAAAAAATGCGAATGGCGAGCCGCGTTGGATCGATATTCGTTTAAACAGCATTAAGAAGACAATTGTTAGAAAAGTGCCACGCACTGAAAAGCAACCACGTATGGTTCAGCAAATCAAATATTCAATGCAGCCTACCTTCATGACCCGCTTAACTGAACTCATTGATGATGAAGGTAAGGTTGTAATGGTGGATGGAAAACCATTCCAGAAAAAAGAAACTTATCTTGTTACTGATTCTGCTGGAATGGCAACACTAACAAAGCAACCGGTCATTAATGAAAATGGTGAACCAGTTTTTGAGTGGGTTCAAGCTGTTGACGGTGAAGGCAAACCCGTATTTGACGATGTGCCGGTTCTTGATAAAGACGGAAATCAGATTTATGACGAGGTAACACATGAGTCTGAATAGTGATTTTCAGAAGCTATATGTTGATGGATTAATCCATTTGTATGAACTAGATGCCAGCTCACTTGGAGCTGGCATTTTACGTTTCCACGGGCATATAGCTTTTCAAGACTGGGAGAAGATCTACTCTTCAATAGGATCTGATGGCTTGATTGGTGCCGACACAGGCAGCATTGGAAAGATATTCGATACTGGTGATCAAAAAGTATGGAACCGAAATATTGTCTGGCAGGGTCAAGTTTTTGAGCCAATGGCTTTGGAGGTTTCGGGGCTTGAAATGCGATCAGATGGTAAAGCCTCAGCACCAACTTTGAACATGGCGAACAATATTAACGGCATCCAGAATGCAGTATCTGCTTACTGTTTGCAGTTTAAAGACTTTGCTGGCGCAAAACTTAAAGTCATTACCACACTTGCTAAATACATTGATGCTGAAAACTTCACTTCAGGTAACCCAACGGCATCGAATGAATCAAAAGAGCAAATTTGGTACATCGAGCAAAAGACATCTGAAAACGCCCAACAAGTAACTTTTGAGCTCTCTAATCCAATCGATTTTGAAGGTTTGAAAATCCCAGTTCGCCAAATTACTTCATTATGCCATTGGTGCATGGTTGGTAAGTATCGCGGTGAGGAATGTGGTTACACAGGTATTGCAATGTTCACCGATAAAGATGAGCCAACAGATAATCCGGCACTTGATCGTTGTGGTGGACGTTTGCGTTCTTGCCGCTTGCGATTTGGTGAAAATAAACCATTGCCTTTCGGCGGGTTCCCTGCTTCAAGCTTATTGTGAGGTTTTATGAATATCTTAGTTGGAATAATTTATGGGATAGTAGGGGCGCTAATCATTCATTTTCTAAGCTATACGGTACGCTTTGTCATTCTAAGATTAAGAAAGATTAAAGAGAAAAAAGCTTATTTAATTAAATTTAGCTGCCCTTGTGGTGGGCTTTTTGAACCAACAGGTCAAGTATATCTCACTTATCCAGCTAAAAAGCAGCGGAAGTGCACAAAATGTGGAAACTGCAAGGGGTTTTTCTAAATGAAGCTTACTGCTAAAGTTAAAAAAAGCAATCCCTGGCCCATGCTGAAATATGTTATCCGGAAGAATGCTGTGGGTTAATTGTTGGTGGTAAATATTTACCATGCACTAATATTGCCCCAACAATTTATGATCAAAATGGCATTATTAAACAGGATAAAACAACTAATTTTGAAATTGATCCTGAAGATCTCGTTTCTGCAGAAAATCAGGGTGAAATTCAAGCTTATGTTCATTCGCATCCAGATGGCACTACCAGAGCTACTGATTTAGATCTTATCCAAATTGAACTACATAAAAAGCCATGGGTCATTTGCTCCTATCCGGATCTGGATTTTCAATTTTATGAACCTTGTGGTTATCGCGCCCCCTTAGTGGGGCGTAATTATATTCATCATTATCAGGACTGTTATGCACTAGTCCGTGACTTTTATGATCGTGAGCTAGGTATTCAGTTGCCAGACTTTGAACGAAAAGATGAGTGGTGGGAAGACAAAGATCATCCGTCAATTTTGATTGATAACTTTCCGAAAGCTGGTTTCTATGAAGTGGACACTCCGCAATATGGAGATATGTTGATTTGTCGAGTACCACGAACAGAACACCCAAATCATTGCATCATTTGGCTTGGAGATAATGCAATGCTGAAGTCCGAAGAAACTGAACCTTGTATTGGCAATACATTAATTTTGCATCAGCTTCACGGCCGTAAATCTATACGTGAAATCTATGGGCCGCAATGGTCAACCAGAACGGTAAAAATCTTGAGGCATAGAGATGTTAAAAACAATTAAGTTGTACGGCATCTTGGGGCAAAAGTTTGGTCGTGAATTTAAGCTCGATGTCGCAAATACCCGCGAAGCCATGCGTGCATTATCCGTCCAGATCGCGGGCTTTGAACATTTTATGTTACATGCACATGAGCATGGCCTACGCTTTGCCGTGTTTTTAAAGGGTAATAACTCAAGTAATAAGCGAGGCAAGAAACGCCCAGCAATTTATGACCATGAAACTAAGCGGCTCATTACCGGCGATAACATTGGTGAAGAGCAGCTCGATATGTCTACAGAAGCTGATGTTATTCATATTGTTCCACGAGTTGTTGGGGCTGGTGGGAATGGCACATTGCAAACTATTCTTGGTGCTGTGATGGTAGTGGTTGGTGTAATTATGATGTATACGCCAGCAGCAGCTTACGCTCCTTCTGTGATAGGTGCAGGTATCGGTATGATGGTCGGTGGTGTCGCAATGATGCTCATGCCAAAAATTGATAATACTCAAGACCAGAACCAAGATGGCAACCGTGCCAATAAAGGCTTTGGCGGTGCGGTCACAACAGTTGCTCAGGGCAACCCAGTACCAATTTTATATGGACAACGTGAAATCGGTGGTTTCATTGTGAGTGCAGGCCAATATCCTGAAGATCAGATGTAAATTTTAATTATTTAACAGGCGCTTGCTAGCGCCTTTTTTATTGCGTGAGATTTCTTATGAATGCAGTACTAGGCGCAAAGAAAGGCAGTGATAAACAACGGCAGCCTGTCATTTCACCAGATTCAGCTCAATCAAAAACATATATCAAGGTTTTATATGGGTTAGCAGAAGGTGAAATTGAAGGTTTAGCAAATGGGCTTCAATCGATTTATTTAGAAGAAACACCACTTCAAAATTCAAATGGTGGTTTCAACTTTGAAAATGTAAAAGTTGATTTTAGAAATGGTACCAATGATCAGGAATACATTGAGGGCTTTCCAGCAGTCGAAAGTGAAACTGCCATCAATGTTGAATTAAAGTCGGAAACACCATGGGTCCGTGCTTTTAGCAATCTAGATCTTGATGCTGTTCGTTTGCGCCTCAAGTGGGGACCTTTGCGCAGTCAAAACGCCACAAATGGTGATGTGTCGGGCATTACAATCGAATACGCGATTGATTTGCAGACCGATGGGGGATCTGGACTGAAGTTTTAAAAACAAAGATTTCAGATAAAACTTCTGCTAATTATGAACGTGCTCATCGTATTGATTTGCCTCGAGCTGACTCAGGTTGGCTCATACGTGTTCGCAGACTTACACCGAACTCAACGTCAGAGTATGTCAGTGACAAGATGTATATTGAAGCAGTGACTGAAGTCATTGATGCAAAATTACGTTACCCAAATACGGCTTTGCTTGGTCTTCAATATGATGCCGAGACTTTTGGAAACGTTGCTAAAGTTGCTGCAGATACAAAAGGAAAAATTCTAAAGGTTCCTACTAACTACAATCCAGCAACACGACAATATGTTGGGATGTGGGACGGTACTTTCAAAGAAGCATATTCTAATAACCCTGCATGGATCTATTACGATATATGCACAGTAGACCGTTATGCTTTGGGTGACCGCTTAACCCCGCTAATGGTTGATAAGTGGTCTTTATATCGTTTAGCCCAATACTGTGACCAAATGGTGCCGGATGGGTTGGGCGGTCAAGAACCACGTTTCACCTGTAATGTTTATCTTCAGAGCGCGGAAGGTGCCTTTGAGATTTTAACTAAGTTAGCTGGTGTATTTCGTGCCATCACATTTTGGGATGGTAATAGCATTATTTGTGATGCGGATATTCCTCAAGATACATATTTCACTTATACACGTGCGAATGTCATTGGTGGCAATTTTGAGTATGCAGGTACCCGTGCACGTGATCGCCACAATGTTGTAAAAGCTGCGTGGGATAACCCGGCTAATCACTATAAAACTGAATATGAGTTTGTTCGTGATGAAAAAGCGATTGCTGAAGCAGGTCAAGTTCGAATTTTAGAAATTGATGCTTGGGGATGTACTTCGCGTGGACAAGCGCAGCGAGCAGGCTGGTGGGCATTAAAGTCTGAGCAGTTAGAAACTCGAACCGTCAGTTTCAAAGTTGGTCTAGATGGCCATATTCCACAGCCGGGTAGGGTCATTGATATTGCTGATCCGTTATTTGCTGGTCGGGCAAACGGTGGACGTGTTTCTAAAATCTCAGCTGATCGTAAAAGCATTACGCTTGATCGTGATGATGTTGTGGCAGTTGCTGGTGACCGACTTATTATTAATGGCGAGGATGGCAAAGCTCAAACTCGAATTATTCAATCGATCTCGGGTCGAGTTGTTACTGTTACTCATGAGTTTGATGCTATTGCCACCCAAAACGTATGGGTTATTGATGCCCAAGACTTGGCAACAATGAAGTTTCGAGTGATTTCTATTACCCAAGATGAGCATCATCAATTTTCAGTAACAGCGCTTCAATATAATCCAGCTAAGTTTGATGCCATTGATAAGGGTGCTTATTTTGATGAGGTTCCGATTTCGATTGTGAACCCAACAATTCAGGATCCTGTAACAGATGTCGTCGTTACTAGTGAAAGCCGAGTTGATCAGGGCATCAATGTAGCAACAATGATTGTATCCTGGACTCAGGCAAAAGGAGCTGTTAAATACCAAGTTGAGTGGCGTAAAGATGATGGGAGTTGGATCAAGCTTCCAGTTACCGGCAATAACTCAGTCGAAGTACCTGGTATTTATGCGGGGCAGTATCAAGCACGTGTTACAGCGATTTCAGCTTTTGAGATTGCTTCTTTACCTGTTTATTCGGTATTGACTGAACTCTCTGGTAAGCAAGGCCTGCCGCCTAAACTGGCTTTTATCCAAGCGACAGGGATTTTGTTCGGTATAAAACTTAACTGGGGCTTTCCTTCAATTGGTGCGCTTGATACGGCTTATACTGAAATTGAAGTATCGCCAGATGGTACAAGTAACATTGCCCAATTAGGCTTATTTGCGTATCCAACGACGACTCATACTCTTCAGGGTTTGCAGCCAAATCTAACTCAATTTTATCGTGGCCGTTTGATTGACAGGATCGGGAATATAGGGCCTTGGTCGGATTGGACTCATGCGACAACTTCTGCCGATGCTACAGACGTTCTTGAGCTCTTGAATGATCAAATCAGTGAATCTCAGCTCAATCAGGATCTTAAAACCAAGATTGATCAAATTGAGGCTATTGATGCTGAAATTGGACCAATTAAGCTAGACATTCAGAATACGAAAGATCGGATTGCACAAGAAGTCATTGACCGTCAAAACGCTATTCAGCAAGCGAAAGATGGTTTAACACAGCAAATTATTGCAGGTGATGCAGGTGTTCTTGAAGTTGTAAATACCGTTAAACAGTCAAGTGATGAAGGTATAGCAGCAGCGCAAGAAAGTATTCGTGTTGTTGCAAATGATCTCTCACTTGTAGCTGAAAAAAACGGACGGTGTATATGCACAGTTAAATCCACCTTTAATTGGATCTGAAGCTGACTTAATCGGAAATGATCAAGGTTTTGCTGGCACATGGTCTGTTCAATCAGCAATGATTGAAGGAGATATTGCACTAAGCAAACGTATAGATACTACAGTTGTCGAGGTTAATGATTTACGTGCATACGCTCAACAAGAGGTTCAAGCTCGAATTGAGGGTGATAGGGTAACTGTTCAAAAATAGATAACTATATCGCAAGCAATGATAGTGCTCTTGCAACTGTACGCCAGTCGGCACAGGTAGCAGTTGAGCAGTCATCGGCAAATGCTGAGGCAATTGATTTAATTAATCTTGAGCTTGACGATAAAGCTTCGACTGGTGCACTTGAGCAGGTTAAGTCAGACATTAAAGATGTTGATAACATGATCATTGCTCAGACAACGAGAATTGACGGGGTATATGCACAGTTAAATCCTCCATTGATCGGCTCTGAATCTGACTTAATCGGAAATGAAGGAGGTTATGCAGGGGTATGGTCAGAGCAATCTGCACGCATTGAAGGAGATTTGGCTCAATCTAAACGTACAGATCAAGTTTCTGCACAAATGAATGACAGCAATGCTTTGTTTCAGCAACAAATCAAAGCGAATGCTAGTGCTATTTCTTCAACGATAAAAGTAACTGAAACGTTACAAACTAAAGTCGGTGAGAATAGTGCGTCTATTCAAAATGTCAGTGAAAGTGTGGATGGCATCTATGCTCAACAGTTTACAAAGTTCGATGTAAATGGCCATGTTTCTGGTCATGGATCAATGAATGATGGTACGACTTCTACTTTCATTTTTAACTATGATTGCATCCAATTTGGCACACCTGTGGGTATTGACAGTATAGAGCCAAAGCCATTAATGACACTGCAAAACAAGCCAGTGACTTTGCCAAATGGCACTGTTATTCCGCGTGGTTTGTTCATTGATAATGCGTCAATTGGTTACATCACTGCTGACAAAATCTACGCTACAAGCCTAAGTGCTATTAGTGCAGATTTGGGAACAATTAAAGTCAAAACTGCGAATATTGAAGATGGCGCAATTGATACTCTAAAGATCAAGGATGAGGCTGTAACTGTACCGATAGGAGTTAAAGCAATTGATATCAAAACTATCAATAGTTTTTCAGGAGGATCAACTGGTGGGTTGCCTAATAATGATTTTAATAACCACCTATCAGCGTGGGAAAATCATATAGGTACACTTTTACAAGTAACGTTAAATAGAAGTGGTGGAAAAGTTAGAATTGATGCTTCAGTAAATATTTGCACACCTACTTTTGGCGCTTTTTAGTGTAAGTGACGGACGAGGTAATCCAATTGCAGCAAATGACAGAGCCATGGCTTCTTTTTATATTTCTATATATCGGAATGGAAATTTAATTGGACGGGGTTCATTAGGGGCAAATCTTGAAACTGGTACTATTAATGTCAATTTCAACGGGACTGCGGTTATCGTTTCTGCTATTGATGATAATAGTACGGTTGGCAATATAACATATGAACTTAAAGCGGGTTTTGCTCGACAGGAGGGTGTTAATATTCCATTGAATATCAGTTCTAACAATACTTTCATGATTACTTCAAGAACATTAAGTGTAATTGAAATGAAGAAATAACAGCACCCAAACGGGTGCTTTTTTTATTGCCTATGATCTGGAGGAAGGCATGTATGAACGGTCAAACAAATAGTGTAGTCGAAGCGGCTGCAAGTACGGCTGCCGCAACTGCAACAAAATTTACTTATGGGTATGTAGTAGGAGGCAGTTTGATCGGTGTAATTGGTAAAATTGATTGGGCCGTTGTCTTTTCAATCTTAATCGGTATAGCAACCTACCTAACGAATCTTTATTTCCAAAAAACGAGATGAAAAGCGAAAGGACGAAATTCATGCGCTTCAAACCAAGCAATATGAGCTTACTAAAAAACGTTTAAAAGGGGATAACGATGAGCAGTGAACAAACTAGAGCCTATCTTTCATTTGCTCTTGTGGGGTTAATGTTTGTTTTGGTGATTGCTTTATTCTTTGTAGAAATGCCAAGGGAAAATAGCACTCTTTTAAATACAGCACTAGGTTTTATTGCTGGGGCCATGTCTATGGCTTGTGGCTATTACTTTGGCAGCTCTGAACTTGAAAAGAAAAAGAAATCTGAAGATACAAAGCAGCAGTAACCATTCAATTTTAAATGCCGCCTTCGGGCGGTTTTTTTACTTCTAAGGAAAAGTGAAATGAATATCGAACAATATCTTGAAGAACTCATTAAACGAGAAGGTGGTTACGTAAATAACCCTGCAGATCGAGGTGGTGCAACAAAGTACGGTATAACTGAAGCTGTAGCACGGGAAAATGGCTACAAAGGCAACATGAAAGATTTGCCGCTTGAAGTCGCTAAGTCTATTTATCGGAAACAATACTGGATAGAGCCACGCTTTGATCAGGTAAATACCCTTAGTTCTGCTGTGGCAGAAGAGCTTTTAGATACAGGGGTAAATTGCGGTACTGGATTTGCAAAACCACTTTTACAACGTGCTTTGAATTTGCTCAATAATGAAGGTAAAGCCGGATATGCAGATTTAAAGGTTGATGGAGTTTATGGCTCTAACACTTTAGGTGCTCTCAAAACTTACTTGGCCAAACGTGGGAAAGAAGGTGAGAAAGTGCTCGTGCGAGTTCTCAATATTATGCAAGGCCAACGATATATTGAAATCTGTGAGCGTAATCCAAAGCAGGAACAGTTTTTCTATGGCTGGATTGCAAATCGAGTTTCATTATGAGACTTCTTTTTTTGTGCATTCTGTTATCAGGATGCACAGCTCATACAATTAATAGCAATGTAAATGTAGGCATTTGTATAAAACCAATTTAACTAATATTTTTGCGGTGAACTTTAATTCAGATGGTCGATTAATTGTCGACAATTGCATTTTTATTAGCAAACGTTTATATTCTCTATAGTAAATTATTTTGTTCACTTCCTTAAGTTTAATTAGGCAAATAGGTGCAGAAATGTTCACTAGAACGGTTCAAACCCTTAAGAATAGTACTGATCTGATTCAGCAATTTACTATGCCTGAAATTCATGAAGACTTTGAATTGCGCAGACTTTCCAATAAAGTTAGAAATAAACACTACATTCTTATTTTTAAAAGTATTGTTTATCAAAAAATGATTGGGAAGACGTTAAGGTTGTTGCTGAAATTCAGGAACGTAACCACAATATCAGATTCAACATTAAAATTTCCAAACAGTACCCTGAACTTGCGGCTTATGAAAAACTTTTGGAAGAGAAAATTAATGCCATTATTAATAAAAGCTCTTTATTAGTCTCATAAGAAACAAGGATAACTGTGTCTCCTCCCGATATTCTTCCTGAAGATAATTACGAAAAGCCTCTTCACAGTCTTCCTCTGGAATTTGATCAAAACAAACCTGTCGAAAGCAGGTTTTTCTTTAATCATGCATATGGTGCACTATTTAAGTTTAACGAACTTAAGGGCAATCCAAAGTGTGAATATAGTGGCTGTATTGAGGTGTTTTATTGTCACGTCAACGAAATGGCGCTGAGTGGTATATGCGCTGTAGCTGAGGACTACGAAGACCCATATGAGGCTGCTACTAAAGCCTTGGAAGCTGGTTTTGGCATTGATTGTGAAGAAATGATTGGTCGATATACTTTCAAAGATTTCATATTTCATGAAAGCGATGAGAAGACACTAGGCAAGCAAATAAAAGGCGCTTTTGCAAATGCTGAATTTCAACAATTTAAAATTGCCACTTTAATTTATAAGTATTTGACTAAAAAATATGGCTTTTTGGTAAGCGATAACAACCAAACTCGCCAAGGACACACATTGTGGGTATTAAGTGTTCTTAAGTGGGCAAAGGTAAAATCTTATGATTGCGTAGAGCAAAGGTTCATTAGCGCCTATGAAACCAATAGACCGTGTCCAGATTTCAAACCTTGGTCGGTTCCATATAGTTTCCCAATGGACAAAGAACATCTCTTGAGAATGGATTTGTGTGTTCGAACAGACACACCTCTTAACAATGTTGTTCTTATTGCCAGTTTTCCTGACGACTCTTCATTGAATTAAACAATCAAATTAAAAAGCTCTTTTATTATGAGCTTTTTTTTATTTATGTGCCTTAAATATAGCAACTCAGGTTATTTGAGCAAAAAATTGCACGAAATGTATAAAAACAACTAAAATTGAGCAAGTATTTTCTCACTTTGTTAACAGTGGCAAATTAATCTTTCGAAATGGAATTTAACTATGTTCGTCTCGTGACATCGACCAGTTGCGATCAGGTATGTAAGAGTACTAATCATAAGCAATTTCTTTCTAAACTGTCACAGTCGCATAGAGGGCGTAACGCTTATAAAATCAATAAATATGAGTTGCAGATTGTATAATCTATTTGTTATTTGCTACTGGGTCTTTTTTAATTTCTGTTAAATTTTTGCATCTAGAACCAGTATCTTATTTTCATCGATTTGTAAAAATACATAATCTTTATTTATATATAGTAATTTAGGATCTGACTTAATTTTATATAGTTTTCTAATGTCTTTTTGAAAAGAGTTGTAATTTTCAAAATTATTTACTTTAACAAAAACGGTGTTAATTAGTGAAATTTCATTTGGAATTACTCTTACCAATATGGCTAAAATACTGATTACAATGATATTTCCCCAAAACTTCTTTGCATCTATACTTAATTTTTTTTATTTTAATTTTTAGTTTTCTATCGCAGGAAGTAATTGATAAGAAGTGTTTTATAGCACTTGTTATAAGTAGTAATGCAAGAGCAAAAGTAATATATCGAATTAGAATAATTGAAAACGATGTTAAATCTTTTTCCATATAAGCATTGTAAAAGAAGAAGCCACCTAAACAACTGAAGAAAAGTATATAAAAAATGTCAAAAAATAAATTATTTTCCTTTCTTTTATTATTGTTTTCATTTAATAGGTTATAAAATTTCATAATTAATTTGAATGATACATATAACCAAAAAAAATACAACTGAGAGAAGTAACCCATCAGGTATTACCTGTGCTACTGAAAAGTAACGGACATATGGTAGACCAACTAATATTATTATATTTAAAAGCTGATACATTCCACCAAGAAAAGTTGGAATTAAGACAATAACTTCTTTATTTTTTTTTGAAAAAAACTAAAAATTTATTCATAACTTAAAAGACTTATAAATATATGTGATTATTTGAACATATAATATCAAATATTTTTTAGCATAAATTTAAAACTTATTTAAAAATATTAAATTACCTAATAGTCAATAGTTCATCCCACCTAAATGGATTTTTTACTCAATTTATCTCGCGACATAGACCAGTTTCGACCAGGAACAAAACATGGTCCGACCCCTATTTTTTTCTTTCCAAACTTACTATGGATACCATCCATAGCTTTCATCAAACATTCCTTTTTCTCTATGTGCTGAAAATCAGTTAAGAGGTCATAGGTATGGCCAGATTTTGGCTCTAAACCCGTCAGCACAACTCCGCACTTCTTATACTTAATCCCTTCTTTATAGATATCGTTCAACATCCTTGTCGCTGCTTTGACAAAATCTACTGCGCAGTCAGTCGGTTCTGAAAAAGAGCCTGTAATAGATTTATTGTAAAAGGGCACATTGGGGTCAAAAGGATTTGACTGTACAAAAGCAATCATACATCCACATAACAACCCTTCATCTCTTAAGCGTTTACAAGCATCTTGCGCATACATAGAGATAGCTTCTTTTAGATCCGTTAATTCAGTTACGCGACCACCGAAAGATCTAGAAGCAACAATCTGCTTTTTTGATGGGGGAGTGTGCTCGATCTCAATGCATGAGATACCTTGCAGTTCGTAAATAGTACGAGCCATAACAATCGAAAATTTTTTCTGCATTTCGCGCGGCTCAGCACAAGCTAGATCAAGGACTGTATTGATTCCCATTCCATGTAGTTTTTTTGAATGCTTACGACCAACACCCCAAACCTCTGAAACATCAATCAATGAAAAATAGTATTCTTTATTGCATGGATCCATGGACACCAGATCGCATACACTGTTAAAACCGGGATTCTTTTTAGCAATGTGATTAGCAATCTTAGATTCTGTTTTACTTCTGCCGATTCCAACACATACTGGTAAACCGAGCCATTTCCATATTTGCTGCCGCATTTGTTGGCCAACCTTCTCTAAATCAAAGTTCTTCTCATAAGCTGAGAAATCAACAAAGCATTCATCAATCGAATAAGGTTCAACTTCCTCTGCGGTTACATACGAGCTCAGAATTTTATGAAAACGTCTCGACATTTCTGCATACATTGCATAGTTGCTTGAAAGTACGATTACGTTATGTTGCTGAACAATATCTTTGATCTGGAATAGGGGAACGCCCATTTTAATGCCTAGCGCTTTTGATTCATTGCTGCGAGCAACTGCACATCCATCATTATTGCTAAGAACAATCACAGGTTTGTTGTTTAAACTTGGGTCAAAGACTCTCTCACAAGAGACGTACATGTTATTGACGTCAATTAAGAAAAAGACTTTGTTCTCATGTTTCATGAGTTTCTAATCATTTTAATGATGCAGGTGACAACGCCCCAAATTATTAATTCTTGGCCATCCAATAAATGAATATCTTTGTAATCTGGATTTTCTGCTTTTAGCCATTGGCCTTTTTCATCGATCATTAGACGCTTAACTGTAAAATCATTATCGATTAGTGCCACGACAATATCGCCGTGTTTTGCATCGAGACTGCGATCGACAATTAGTTCGTCATCAATATCAATACCTGCATTCAGCATTGAAAGGGAAGCTACTTTAACAATGAAAGTTGCAGTTTCATTTTTTATTAAGTGTTCATTCATATCGAGAGCTTTGTCTATGTAATCTTGCGCCGGAGAGGGGAAGCCAGCGTTGATCTTCTCTAAAGCATAAGGCACAAGTATGTGTGTTGTTGGAACAACTTGCTTGATAGATAAGGCTTCAGATAAAACAATACCTTGTGTGAGGTACGGTTTTATCTGGATAATGGATGGTGCAATTTCGCTCATAGTATTCCCCTAGCTTGATTTTTGTTACATAATCAAAATGATATGCTAGAGCTTAGTTAAAATTCAAATTTAAAAAGCTGTGGATAAACAAATAGAAGTCAAAAATTGACGTGTCTTACTGTGTATTTGGTCTGAAAATTATTATCGATATACACACGTTTACATTGTAAACTTGAAATTAGAGAGTGAAAAAAGTAACAAGAAAATTATAACAAAATGAGTCACTTCAAGAACTATTTTTATCTAAGTTATTGATTTTAGACTTATCCACAAAGTTATCTATAAATGTTTTTTAACAGCTTTGCTATGGTAACTTCTATCAAATCATAAAGATAAAAAAATTAATAAAAAGTCAAGATTGATCTGCTCTTATACGTGCTATAAGCTTAGAAATACAAAGAGATAGCATGCTGTCTAGATAGCTAATGTATTTTTGGCAAAGAATTTGTTCGTTGATTTTTTTGACTGGGAATAAAAACATTAGGAAGGGCTGCTCACTTTCGAAATTTTGGTCGAGGACGAAAGCGAGCAGCGGATTTAAACAAGCGCGTTATTAAACGTTGTTTAATTTAATTTTCAACGAAATTTAAAACTAAGTCTTAAACCGTTTTCAATTGAGAATATATTGACATTGTTTTAAAGAAAATTCAAACAACGAATTATAGCGCCGCAATAAAGGCGGAATATAATGTTAAGACTTAAGGTCTTGAAATTTTTATGCTTTCACTTAATTGGGATCTTAGCTGATTTAGTTCAGATCGCTGATTTTGTGATTCGTTAATTTACTGTAATGTAAGAAAATCTAAGGCCGTTTGTGTAAACAGGCGGCTTTTTATCGAATTTTCTGTTTAGGGAAAAATTCCGCAGTAAATTCACCGATCGGCATTTCAAAGAAAAATTGATCAGCCTCTTCTTTTTGCAGTTTAGCCAATCTTCTCGATACTCTTCAGGAATAACAATTATTGATCGTTTCTCATCTTCTGGTCTGTGAAATTGAGACATAAAAGGGTGGTTATCTGCATTAATAGTCAGCATTGACATGGATCTAACTTGTTGACCCTCAATCACAGTGGAGTCGTAAATAGCGGCTACCATAAAAGGTAGGCCGTCTTCGCGGTATATTCCCCAGCGTTCAGCTTTGCCATTCACATATCTTGGTTCATAGATCTTTTCTACAGGTATTAAAGCAAACTGGCTTTTAGCCCATGCATGTCGGAAGCTAGGTTTCTTATCTACCGTTTCAGTTCTAGCGTTATAAGTATACTTTGAAAATTTAATGTCATGGTTCCAAGGTGGAATCATGCCGAACTTTACTTGCCGCCATTCGATATGACCATCTTTAGAAAAAATAAGAGGGCAGTCATAACCCGGATAAACATCGGCCTTATAGTCGAACGTAGGTTCAAAGAGATCTAGTAGGTGTACTCGGTCTTTTGATATAGGTTCATAGTTTGCACACATGTGATTATCCTATAGTTGTTCTTATTTTCAGATATATAACTATAATTAATACCATTAAAAAAAACAACAAAATACACGTTTAGTTTGAACTTTTTTTATGAGAAGAGGAATATCAAACCTTTTAACTAATATTCTATTGTATTCCTTTATAGATGATAGCAAATTCTTATTGGCATATTTTTTTTCATTAATATTAAATTCAAGACTACCTAACTTTTCTAAAAGTGATATAACCGAATCTTTATTAATTGTAAATTCTTTAGTTTTATTTTCTATATCGACTTCTTTAAAGATGAAAGCGGAATCTGGAACGGTAAATTCATTTGTACCAAATATTATATTATAAGTTTTATATTTTTCTTTAGATTGTAGATGCGTAATATTACGTAATACTTCGTGTTGCTTATTTAGGAATTGAAGTTCTTGCGTGTAATATTCATGTAAGTGAAAAATATCTTTAATTGAATATTCTGATAACCTCTCTTTCCAATTATCATTTGTTTTTAAATCACTAATCATAAAACTACCTTGTAAAGGTATTCCAAATTTAGAGTAAAAATTTTTAGCAACAGCTATAAAGTCTTTGTCTGGTTCAAAATTGATTGAATTTACAATTGTTTGTTCAGGAAATTTTTTTAGAAAGTGTACGATGTGATCCATTGCTAAACTAGCTACACGATGACCACGGATTTTTGCGGGATCGACATAAATTCCACCATGACCATCAGTAGTAGATTTTTTGGATATACTAGCTCTTAAATTACCGTCTAAATCCTTTAAGAAAGAACCTTGAAAAGTAAAAGTATTTCTTTCTCTATCATGTTGATTACCATTAGTATAATGTATAGATATATCAATATCAGCTTCAGTTTGAAATGATGAAATTTTAATATTGGATATTAATTCAAAAATAATCCAACCTTTAAAATCATTTTTGCCAGAAGTTAGACGAAATATACCGAAACTTTTTTCAACTATATAGTCATATCCATTATCTTTAAATATTTTGCTTGTATTAATCATAATGTATTAAAAAATAAGAGACTGTAAAATAACAAGAAATCGATTAACTAAATTCGATAAGTATATAAACCAGAAGATATTAGTAAATGATTTATTTACTCAATCTTCTCTATATCCTTTATTTTATTTGGCTAATCAGTACAACGACTATTAATGAACTCTATGATAATGGCAAGATTTCTTCTTGATGCTTCTATTTGATCACTCAATTTGGTGTTGCCAATATGCTCCTCCTGAAAAAATTCATCTCCAAATTGCCAAGACTGAATAACTTGGATTACATCTTCTTTGGTCCACTCTTTTGCTAATTCTTTTATTTCTTCTTCAGTAAGAACTTTATCCATTTTATTGTCCATTAACTAGCCCAGCTATCTACAATATTAGCCCAGTCCTGTAGCATTTTTCGTCTGCTTTCAAGATATTTTGCATGATTATATGTTGCGCGTGTTTTATTTCCATCTGCATGCGCTAACTGTTTTTCAATCCATTTGTCATCGTAATCCTTTTCATTTAACAATGTTGATGCTGTAGCTCGAAAATCATGTGCGGTGACATCAGACAAGCCTATGTAATCAAGCATTTTATTCATAGTAGTAGCTGAGAGCATTCCATCTTGATATATTGCTGGGAATACATATTCACGATTACCAACGATATTTCGTTGCTCTTGAAGAATGTTGAACACCTGATCAGACATAGGGACGATATGTATGCGCTTCTTTTTCATCATCTCTTTGGGGAATGTGATAGTTCTAGCTTCGAAATCAACATAATCCCATTTCATACGTCGAATCTCGATAGTCCTAAGCATTGAGTAGAGCATTACAAGTCCAGCATTTCGAACTGTGGTAGAACCGCCATAATTACTTAATTTATTTCTAAGTTGTGCAGCTTCATGCTTTTCCATCGGCCTTGCATGTTCTATTTCTGGACGTTCAATAACATTTTTGACTGCATAGGTGGGGTCATAGTCTGCTCTAAGGGTGGCGATCGCATAACGCATAACGCCACCAATAAAAGTACGATTTTGGATTGCTGATACTTCTCCGGTACCATGGTTTTTTTGACGCTTAACTCGTGCAATCGTCTTTTTCATAATTGTCAAAACGTCTGCTGAGGTAACTTCTTTAATATCCTTATCGCCAATAACTTTTAAAATATCTTTATCTAGGGCGCGTTGAAAAGCTTCCTGGTATCTCTCTGAACGATTATTTAATTTTTCAGCTTTATATTCTGCAGCAACATGTTTAAAGAGAACTCTGTTTTCATACTCATCAGATTTAGCCTTTTTTTGGTTTTTCTTTTTCTTCGACTGGATTTATACCACTTGCTACTAATGATTTAGCTTCATCTCTTTTTGTGCGCGCTTCAGCTAATCCAACAATAGGGTATTCACCTAAACTCATCATTTGAGTTTTTTTGAGCCACTGAAAACGATAGCGCCAATATTTCTTGCCATTGGGTTTAATTTCAACACACAAACCGTCGGAATCACCAAGGCGATAAAGCTTTTCTTTTGGTTTTGCACTTCTGATTTTTGAGTCGCTTAACAT